AACGGTCGCCATGCTCACCACCTGGCAGCGGGTGGTGCCCCGGCGCGATGACCCGTTCAAGAGCAACCGCCCGCGCGTGCTGCTGGTGGTGCACGACGCCACGGGCGACAATCCGTTGCAGCACTACCCGCCCGCCCACACGGGAAGCCTGGTCTCCGGCAGCTTGGGACCGGGCTGCGATGGGGGGTAATCTCGACGCATCAAGATCCGTTCGACCGAGGAGCGTGCCAACGATGAGTGATCGGCTCGTGCCACGGCAGAAGTGCGGAGCGAAGACGCGCACCGAGGACAAGCACCCGTGTGGGCAGTGGCCGGAGAAGGGCACCAACCGCTGCCGCTTCCACGGTGGACGCTCGCCGCAGGTGAAGGCGAAGGCCGCGGCACACCTCGAGGAGGAGCGCGTCGAGGAGGGCGCGCTGCGCCTGCTCCGGAAGATGAAGATCGAGCCCGTCGAGAACCCGCTGCAGGCGCTGCACGACCTGGCAGGCACGGTGCTCGCCTGGCAGAAGGTCATGCAGAAGATGGTCAACGACCTGGCCGAGGTGCGTTACCGCGGCATCGACACCGAGCAGATTCGCGGCGAAGTCCTCCTGTTTGAACGCTCGATGGATCGTGCCGCGAGCGTGCTCACGGCGATGGCCCGGCTCGACATCGACGCGCGCCTCGTGCGCATCAGCGAGCGGCAGGCCGAGCTGGTCGAGCAGGCGCTCATGGCCGGAATGTACGACGCCCACCTGCCGCCAGCGCTGATGGAGAAGACCATCGGCGCGACCGTCGTGCACCTGCGCGCGCTGGCTGCGAGCTGACGTGACGTCCGCGCTGTTCTCGCGCCTCGCGGACCGGTTCGAACAACGGGTGAACCCGAAGCCGAACGAGACCCTGCTCCGCTTCCCCACCCCCGGCGAGCTGGCGCGCTTCGTCCGAAACGACACGGTCCAGACCCCGATGCTGGACAAGTTCGACGAGGCCATCGTCCTCGCCGACAAGGGCGAGCAGCGGCGTTGGATCATCAACTGCCCCCCGCAGGAGGGCAAGAGCACCCGCGCCCAGGCGGCCGCGCTGTGGCTGCTGCTGCGCGACCCGACCAGGCGCATCGCGTTCGCCTCCTACGAGCAGTCGCTCGCCCGCGTGTCCGGCCTCGCCGTGCGCCAGTACCTCGAGACGCACGGCTCCGGCTACCTCGGCGCTCGCCGCGACGCGGACCGTAAGGACGTCCTCGGCCTCGCGCTGGACCCGGTCCGCGGCGAGGCGACGAAGTGGGCTCTCGCGAAGACGCCCACGTTGCCGCTGCCCGGAGGTGTGATCAGCGTCGGTGTGGGCTCCGGCTTCACCGGGCGTCCGGCGGACGTCCTGTTCATCGACGACCCGATCAAGGACGCGCAGGCCGCGGACTCCCCGAAGATCCGGCAGAACGTCATCGACTGGTATCTCGCCGTCGCGTCGACCCGCCTGTCCTCCGACGCGATCGTGATCGTGGTTCAGACCAGGTGGCACGAGCAGGATCTCGCGGGGTGGCTCGAGGCCGAGGACGACCCGGACGCACCCGCCTGGCGGAAGGTGGCCGTCGCCGCGCAGGCGATGAAGCCGGACCCGGAGGCGCAGCCCCCGATCGGCGAGGACCCCCTCGGCCGCAAGCCGGGCGAGTTCATGGTCTCGGCTCGAGGTCGGACCGCCGAGGACTGGGAGAAGATCAAGAAAGCCCAGGGCCGCGGCACTTCGCGCTGGTGGTTCGCGATGTACCAGCAGCGCCCGGCTCCGCCCGCGGGCGGGGTGTTCCAGCGCGAGTGGTTCCGGCGCGACCGGCTCACCGAGCGGCCGCCGATGAAGCGCACCCTCGTGATGGTGGACCCCGCGGACAACGAGGGCGACGGCGACGAGGCTGGCATCATCGTCGGCGGCGTGTCGACCGACGGCCGGTATGCCGTGCTCGCCGACTGGTCAGGGCACTACACGATCGACCAGTGGTTCCGGCGCGCCTACCTCGCGTGCTTCGAGTTCGACGCCTCCGCCGTGTGCTGGGAGGCCAGCCTCTCGGGCCTTCGCCGCTCGGCGGCCTCGACGTGGAAGCGCGTCCGCGAGGAGGCGCGCGTGCTGGTCGCCGCGTGGAAGCACGTGCACGGGGAAGACGCCGTGTTCCCGGAGCGCGATCAGCACCCGCGTGCCGCCGTGCTGGTGGTCGCCTGCGAGATGCTCGCCCGCGAGGAGGACGACAAGCAGGACGCGATGGCGCAGCGGCAGAAGCTGGTCCAGCTCTGGCCGTACGTGCGAGCCATCCGCTCTGCCCCGCGCACGGGGCCCCCGCTCAAGTCGGTCACGGCGAAGGGCAGCAAGACGCAGCGCGCCGAGTTCATCGCCCCGCTGTACGACAACCGCGAGGTGTCCCACGTCGGGCACCTCGCCCAGCTCGAACACGAAATGTCCACGTGGCAGGTCACCCAGAAGTCGCCCAACCGGATGGACGCGAACGTCCACCTGCTCACGGAGCTGTCGCGCTCCGACGGCGGCTCACTGCAGCGGGCGTCCGGCCCGGACCTGCAGCGGCACGGGGGTGTCCGCCAGGCGCAGCAGGTGCCCACGACCAGCGTCGGCAGCAGGGGGTGGCGATGACCCGCCGAGTTCCACACCAGCCGTCCGCGATCATGCTGCAGGTCGAGACCCTGCCGACCGGCGGCTACCGGTTCAGCAGCCCGCAGGCGCGCGGCTGGGCTGCTGTGGCAGCAAACCCCGGCGACGTCCTGCGCAGCCTGCACACGGCCTTTCAGGAGGTGCAGATCGCGTCCTACGCGCGGGCCCGCGCCGAGGTCTACGACCTGGACGCGCTCACGGCGCACGTGCCCGGCGACCCCCTGGCGGCCGCGCCACAGCAGCGCATCCGCCGGCCGCGCAACCCGAACACCCGGCGCACCCACTCGCCTGCGGACTGGTCGAAGATGACCGACCAGTCCGGCACCCGCTGGCGCTCGCCGTCGGGGCGGATGTACCGCGAGGACACGGCCACGGTGCGCAACATGGTCGCCAAGCGGACGGCGCTCGGCCTCCCCATCTAGACCCCCCACCGTGGGGGGTGTTACCGTGGTGACATGGAAACTGCAGCAGTCGCCCTCCCGCGCAAGGGAGCCATCGCGGCACTCGAGGACTACGGGTTCGGGCACAAGACCCGGAGCGGCCGATCCACGTACACGCTGACGACCGGGTTATTCCGCATCCGCGCGTCCTGGTCGGCGATGTCCGGGAACAATGCCGTGCTTACGATCGCCATGCGGGACAGCCGCGGTGCCTATGTGGACATCACCCGTTCCGAGCAGGCCGCAAAGTTCGACGACCCGCGCACCAGCGGCGAGGTCGCCCGCGCAGCGCTGGCGTTCGCTCGCAACGTCGATGCCTACTGGGGGTACGGCGGCGACTAGTTCCGACTTGACACCCCCCAACGATGGGGGGTACGGTTGCGGAGCACGGCAAGCAACCGAGAGGAACTTCCCGAATGATCACCCGCAAGAGGATCGCACTCGCGCTGGCACTCGCCGCCCCGCTGCTCATGGCGGCGAAGTGCGGCGAGGCCGCGAACGACGACGGCCCGGAGAAGCTGACCGGCACCATCGGCCTCAAGTTCGGCCCGGACGTCCCGGCCAGCGGCAGCGGCCAGAAGTGCACCTACGGTGGCTTCTGGGTCACCGCGACCGAGGGCAAGTGGTACGTCTGCGCGCCCAGCCAGAAGGTCTGGGACGAGGCGGACGAGGGCGAGACCTTCACCCGCTGACGTGATTCGTGATTCGCGAATCGCCCGACAACGAGAAGGGAACCTAGTGCGCAAGCGCAAGCGCAAGCGCTCGAACATCCAGCTCGAGCCGCCGACGTGCCCGTACTGCTGGCGCGTGGCCGGACACATGGGGCCGTGCAAGTGACCCGCCGAGAGGAGCGCGCAGTCAGTCTGCCGCCGAACTCGATCGGTCCGCGCGAGGCACCCGAGTACCGGGGCGGATCGTCCCGCGCCGGTCAGCGCGAGTTGAACGAGCTGGCAGACGTGCGGGACAACGAGCGCCCGGAGGGCTGGGAGCCCCCGGCGTTGCCCGACTAGACTGCCGACTTGCGCCCCCCCACGGTGGGCGGGTAGGGTTGGCACCGTTGCAGCGCAGCGCAGGCCATGGGGTCGGAGGAGAACTCCGGACAAAGGGCGCTCGTCCCGGTCATGGAACAGCCAGCGCCAGCGCGCAGGAGTGCGGTCGTCCAAGCAGGACGCCTCCGGGTTGGACTCGGGCAACCGAGTTCACAAGGTGGGGAAATCCGGGTATCAAATCCCGGTCGCACACGCAGTAGGTGAACGTGGCCCGTGAAGCCGCAAGTAGCCGGCAAGCAGAGCGGCTGACATTGGACGTCGGCGCGCACAGTAGCGGGTAGTCACGCCCCCGCGAACCGCGTGCTGTTGCAGGGTTCGACCCCCTGCTCGCTCGCTGGTCGCAGGTGATCGCGACCACGGAATCCATAACCTGCCACGTCAAGCGGGGGGCCGAGCACCGAAGGGCGCTCGCATCGAACCGCTAGGTGCAGGGGCGGATGGTTTGGGAACCGCTGGGTTGGGCCTGACGCAGATGGCCAGCGGCAGCACCGGGGGACGGAGTTGGCCCGGTGCACGGTGTGGCTTCGCCGTCAGCCTGTTCGCGGGCTCGCCGCGTTAGGTCACACCAGCTCGGCCGCCCGCCAAGCAGCGAGGGCCCTTGAGGCTCATCAAGCAACGGGGGCGGCCGAGCACCTAGGTTCCCCGCCCGCCAGCGGGACGGCCGTTGGTCGCACAACGTGCCGAGCAGGGCCCCCTCGTTCGCTGCGACCGAGGGGGCCCAACTATTTGACACCCCCCATGATGGGGGGTTAAGGTGGGCGCATGACGAACGCAGGCGACTTCCCCACCTTCTCCGGCGACCTGACCGACGAGTACGCGCTCGCGCTGCTCATCGACCCGAACGGCCCGCAGGTCTACGCCGCGGCCCGCGCGGCGCTCGCCCGGCCGATGGCCTACACCGCCCCTCGCCAGCTCGGCCGCCCCGCGGTCGCGCCGGTCGGCGGCCTCCGTTTCACGGGCATGACGCACGACGGCCTGGCCTGCTACTCCGGCCCCGTCGTGGGGATGTGATGTTCACCCCGCGAGCAGGCGCTGACCTGCCTTGCGTGATGATCGCCGACGACGGCAGCGAGTGGGTCAACCACGGCGACCCGGACCAGACGCTCGAGCTGATCGGCGGAGACCCGGAGGACACGTCAACCCTGGGCATCCTCGAGGCGCACGGCTACCTGTTCCGGAACGCGTCGTGACCAGCTCGCCGGTCGTCCGGCACTTCCCGCTGCGAGACGGCGGGACCGACATGACCGTGACGCTGCACGAGGACGGCACGGTCTGGGTGGGGGACTCATGGGACAACTTGGTTCAGCTTCAGGGGGACCGCCTGCACGTGCTGGCGGACGCGCTGCTCGCGGTGCACGTGTTCCGCGGGCGGCAGAAGGCGGCGAAGCGGTGAGGGAGATCCTCAAGGCGCTGGCCGTGGCGGCTGCGACGATCGGCTGTGGCCTCGCGGTCGGCCTGCTGCTGCTGTACTTCGCCACCCAGTTCCGGTGGATCTAGCCGTCCGCTGCGCCGTGCGGGTGACTCGTTTCCTGCACGCGCTGCTCTACGGCATCGGCCTGACGATGATGTTCTCGCGGCTGTGGGCGCAGGTGGCGGCCTCGCGGTACTGGCTCCCGGAGTGGCATCCGCCCGTGATGGTGGCGTTCTGCTCGGTCGTGCTGGTGGCGTGTCTGGCCTACGCGAGTTGCGTACCCCCCACGATGGGGGGTAGAGTTCGCGGCAGCAAGGCACCCGAACCCCAGGAGGCAACCCGTGGACACGCTCATCGGCTGGCTCATGATCGGCGGGGCGCTCTGGCTGTCGTGGCCCGGATTCACCACAGGCCGCCAGCGCGTCGCGCTCGTCGCCCTCGTGCTGTTCGTCCCGCTCGTCTCCTGGGTGTGGACCATTACGCGGGGCGTTCGCGCACGTCGCGCCCGGATCGCAGAACAGCGGTTCGCCCAGCTCCGTGAGCAGTCCGTGCAGCGTGCACGCGACATCACCTACTGGCGCGAGCAGCGCGCCGTCGCCGCCACCCTCGGCGCGGCGCGGGACCAGGCCGTCGCCGAGGACGTGCTCGACGCGCTTGGCGCAACCTACCGTCAACCCAGCCACTCTACCCCCCATGATGGGTGGTAGAGTGTCGCTACCCCGAAAGGACCCGACGTGCTGCAGCACGCAGCCCCGAAGAAGGGCTGCTTCGCTTCCATCGCGACCGCCCTCGCCGCCGTCCTCGTGACGTTCGGCCTCGTCCGGAAGGCACTCCGGTGACCACAAACCCCCCGAAGCGCACCACCATCGCGGAGCCGCTGTCCGTGCTCGTCCTGCTGGGCGGCCTCAGCGCCTCGCTCATCCTGTCCGGCTGGCTCCCGCTGTGGGGCAGCGTCGCCGCCGTGAGCTTCCCGCTGGCGCTGGCCGTCGCCGGGTTCCGCACCGTGGCGCGTGTCCGGTGAGCCTGCGCGACAAGATCCTCCGCACGCTCGACGTGCTGACGTTCGTCTTCCTGGCCTTCCTCACGATCGTGGGCGCTCGCCGCATGTTCGTCGAGGACGGCCCGATCAGCCTGTTGGTCCTGCTCGTCGCGTCCGTCGCGCTGTACCTGCTGGCGGACTACACCGTCCTGCAGTACCGGCGCTGGCAGCACGGCCGGAGCCGCGACCGGTGCGAGCACGAGCGCGCCCTGCAGGAGGCGCTCTACCTGCTCGAGTGCCACATCGACACCGACCTCGGCGAGTGCCGCGTCGACCTGTTCGGCGAGTGCTCCGCGCACTGGCCGAGGGACGCGCACGGCAACTGCGCCTACCCGCAAGTGAAAGCCCTGCTCAACCGCTACCCAGTGGAGGCCACGCCCGATGTCGAACCCGACGCCCCCGAACGACCCGCCCCCGGCGGACCTGGTGGACAAGATCCAGGAGCGCCTGCACGAGGAGCTGGACAAGCCGAAGCCGCCGGCGCGGTAGAGCGCAAGGTCGTCCGCTGGTCCGGCACGCTCGGCATGGTCGAGCAGCCCAGCGTCGACGGCCGGACGCTGGCACGGCCGGAGATGTTCGTCGCCTACCGCGACACCCCGTTGCCGCTGACGGTGCGCAACGGTGATGGGCAGGCGCACATCGGCGGCACCATCCTGGGTGTCGGCCTGCTCGATCAGCACGTCGTGGCGCACGGGGTGCTGCGCGTCGACTACCTGACCGAGCACGCGCCGGACCTCCTCGAGCGCTTGCTGCGCGGCGAGGACGCCGCGGTCGGTCTCGAGGTGACGGCGGTCGACGGCGACTACACCTACGGCGACGACGCGAGCCTGACGTTCCACACGTGGACCGTCCGCGGGGCGCTGCTCGGCGTGGACACCGCGGCCTGGCCGGAGGCGCAGATCCGTCTCGACGCAGAGGAGATCCGTTCATGATCGACTACCGCAAGGGCGACGCGCTCACCGTCACCACGCCCGACGGCTCGGCGCAGACGTTCCGGGTCGAGGCCATCGCCCCGGACCCTGTCGACCCGAACGCCCTCAGCATCACGCTCCGGCGCGTCGACGCCCCTCCGACCCCCGCGCCCTCCCAGACGCTCGGCGAGGCGCTGGCGGCCGCGTCAGGCTCCGTGATCGGCGTCGTGCCGCTGGCGCAGAAGCTCGCCGAGTACCGGGTTCACCCCTCGGCGGATGTGAGCCCGCAGGCGGTCACCATCGGGCACGACCCCTGCACCTGGCGCGAGACGGTTGACGGCTACCCCGATGCCGCCGGACTCCCGCACCTGGTCGCCCTCGCCCTCGAGCACCACCTCGCGGGATGCCGGGTGCCGCGATGAGGGAGGGCGTCAGGTTCACCGCGGCACCGCACCCGATCGCCGTCGCCGCCGAGCTGCCGACCGAACCGGCCATGCCTCCGACGAGGTCGTGCTCGGTCGAGGTGCCGCCCGGCTCCGACGCGCACCCCAGCGTGCCGAAGCTGCTGCCGTTCGAGTCGCAGTTCTTCCTCGACGTCCGGACGCGAGCGGGCGACATCGCGCAGGTGCCGCTCGTCTGCGCACCCGAGATGGCGCTCACGCACGAGGGGCCCGTCGACTTCGCCGACGTGCGGTTCCGCGTGCTGTCGATCTCCGGTTACGAGGGCGACGAGCTGCGCATGGTGTGGAAGCTGCAGCACCACGTGTGGGAGGGCAGCACCCGCACCGCGGCCTGGCCGATGGCGACCTACCGCGAGCGCGAGCCGGACGGCTACGCCGACGGCCGCCCCTACTGGTTCTGAGGAGGGCTCATGTCCGACGTGACGGACTTCAGCACCGACGCCCGCCCGCCTGGCGTACCCCTGCCGGAGTCCCTCGGCGGTGCGCTCGAGGAGGTCGACGAGCACGGGGCCGAGATCGACGACCACCTGCGCGACATCCGGCAGGGGCTGCTCACCATCACGGCCGAGCTGGACCAGATCGGCCAGTCGACGCAGGCGCTCATGTCCTCGCGCCTGTACTGGGTGGAGTTCACCGAGGGGGCGGAGGGCCCCGACTTCGCGGGCGAGCTGGCGGAGGTCGGGACGAAAGTCCGGCACCTGCAGCGCATCCTCGCCGCGGCCGAGCGGGCGTCGTCCTCGTGAGCAGCACGCGCAGGGACCGGGCGAGGTTCGACCGCTGGACGGAGACGGTGGCTCGTCGGGCGGAGGCGCGCGAGCTGTCCGCCACCTGGTCACGCCACGTCGCCCGGCGCGACGGCTCGATCCGTCCTCTGCTGCACGCCGAGTTCGTCCCGCCGGACGCGCAGGTCTACTGGGTTGGCGACTACCCGCCGGAGCGCTACGGCGGTCTCACCTGGACGCCCACGTCGACCGCGGTCCGCGAGGACGTGTTCGTCCACCCGAGCTGGTGGCACCCGTCGCCAGCGCCAGTCACGAAGAGGTCGAAGCGAGGTCACCCCGTGCCCAGCACCCAGCTCAAGCGGGCAGCGCGCCGGTACCAGCAGGAGCACGGCGTGCCCTACACAGCCGCTCTGCGCGCCGTGCGCGAGCGAGGTCAGGTTCAGCAGGAGACGAGGGAGGAAGCGCCGATGAAGATCAACACCCCGCCCCGGATGTCCGGAGGCGAAGAGCTCGCGGGCACGAAGGACGCCCGCGAGGAACTCGAGAAGCTGGTCGAGGCCGAGGAGAAGCGACAGGGGGGCGGGCAGTGAGCGACGCGGAGCGCATCATCGACGTGGTCAACGGGCTGCGTGGCCAGCACCAGTCGCTCGACGACCTGCTCGCCGAGCTGTTCCCGGACGCGCTGCCCGACCTCGTCCGCGAGTACCGCGGCACGGCCGGACGGTGGGAGGTCCGCCAGCACCGGGTGTACCGGTTCGCCGACGACAGCCTCGCCGACCTGTCCTACTCGGCCCCCCTGCGGCCTGATCAGGAGGCCATCCAGCCGCAGTGCTCCGGCACCCTCGTGTACGCCGTCGCCCGCCAGGCGGTCGACTACCTGACCGCCGACCAGCGCCACGCCCTCGGCGTCGAGCAGGGCGACCAGCGCCAGCCCGTCGCCCACATCACCGAGTGGGCCCTGCAGTACGGGCGGGAAGGCGAGGAGCGCGTCGAGACCATCGGCACCGGAGCACACGCCGAACGCCTCGCCCGCACCTGGCACGCCAAACAGTCCGCCCCCGACCAGCTCGCCCAGACAAGCTGGCAGAACCTGACCCTCATCGCCCGCGACGTCTACCTCGCCCCGTGGCGCACCATCGACACCCCCACCACGGGGACCGCCGAAGACCAGCCCAGCACCACCAGCGCCCCTCAAACCACGCGGCAAAAGTAGACGACCCTCAGCGGTCACGCCCGCTGACCTGCGGCCGAGGTGTTTCGGGTTGGACCCCGGACCCCTCGGCCGTTTGGTTTGCCCCCAGATTTGACACCCCCCACGGTAGGGGGGTAGGGTCACTCCTATGACGAACAAGGGAGCAACGGTGAAGCTGACCGAGAAGCAGCGCGAGACCCTCGACCGCCTGGCGGGGTACCTGGGGCACGAGTACGTCGGCCTGTCCTTCGTGCGGCCGAACACGTGGCGGTCGCTGGTCGCCGCTGGCCTGGTGCAGGAAAGCGCCACGGAACGCGGCATGTTCAGGCTGACGGACGAGGGCTGCGCGGCCGCGGGCGTGAAGCCCACCTACGTGAGCAACGTCCGTTCCGCCGAGTGCTTCGCCGTGATCGAGCACCTGCGCCGGGTCAACGACGCGGCCATGCACACCGCGCTCGCGGCCGCGCAGCTCCGTGACTCGCAGGTGCTGATCGACCCGCACCTCAAGCGCATCGCAGCGGTCGGAACCGAGCTGGTCAACGGGCGCACGCGGCTGTGGACCGTCGACCTCGACGAGCCCGACCAGTCCCCGAAGTGGGTCGACGCGACCCCGGAGATGATGAACGTCGTCTTCGCCCGCGCCGAGGGTCGGCCCGCGCCCGTCTACATGCGACGCAGCGACTCCGGCCTGCTGTTCCGCGTGCTGGGCAGTGACGCCGAGGGCGTCAACCTGGTCGCCGAGAGCGACGAGCGTTACGAGCTGCACCGCGACCTGGACGCGCTGATCGAGGACGACTGGATCGCGACCGATCACGAGGGCGTCGGGCAGGCGCGGCAGGCGCTCCGGTCGTGGGTCGCCGGGGCGAACAACGCGCTCGCGAAGACCGTCGCCCAACTCACGGCCGGTTGCCCCGCGGGTAGCGCGTGCACGGGCGCTGCGTTTCCCGGCCACCCGGCGCACGCTCTCGAAGGCGTGCTCGAAAAGGATGACTGCCACCTGGTTGGCGAGGTGCCGCGCGCCAAGCCGGTCCGGTTGGGCATCGACTCGAGCTACTGGGTCGTGCCCCTGGTCGGCCAGCGCCTCACCGACCGACACGACGTGCTGGGCCCGTACGCGACCCGCTGCCTAGCCGAGCACAAGCAGCAGGAATACGCCGACGCTAGCTACCCCTGCCGCGTGGTCTCGTCCGTGACCAGGCCGGTCCCGTTCGCCGTGGGCGAGCAGGTGCGCCAGCTCGACGGGGCAACGGCCGAAGTGTTCGAGGTCGTCGGCGAGACAGTGTTCGCCCGCACCGTCGACGGCGAGGTGTGGGAGCACGAGGCCGACGAGCTGGAACGCGCGGACGCCGTGCCGAGCGCCCCGCGGGCGGACCCGCGCGGCCGACCGAAGACGCCCGCCGAGCTGGCCGAGGACAAGCGCGGACTGGAACGCATGTTCGACGAGGCACGCCAGAAGTCGACGGACCCGGTCGTCCGTGAGTTCTACGGGGTCGACGCCCCGCAGGAGGGCGAGCACGACTCCTCGTGCGCGGACGGCTGCACCCACCAGCACCGATCGACCGGGCAGCGCGTGGTCACGATGACGCTGGCCGAGTACATCGCCAGCGTTGCCGTCACGGTGTCCGCCGCCCGCCGCGCGGCCATGCTGCAGGAGCGCGCCGGATGCTGACCGTGCTGCTCGGCGTCGTCGCCCCCGTGCTGTCGGGGGCGACGTTCGCCCGCGAACTGCTCATCTGGTGGAAGACCCGAAGGGACTGGGCATGAGTCGCAGCTATTTCGACTCGCTCGGCGACGAGGTGCCGTCGTACCTGGTCGCGGCCATGAACAAAGCGCTCACGGACGCCACGCACCACGGCAAGGGGCGCGAGGGCGAGCCGGTCTTCCTCGCCGGGGTGCGCGCCCTGTGGGCCCGCGTGGTGCCCCGCGACGAGCTGGGCGAGGCGAACGAGGGCTGCGCCCAGCGCCAGCGCGCCGAGTTCGCGCGGCACCAGGAGGAGCTGCAGGAGGTCACGCGCAGGGCTCGCGAGCAGGTCGCCGCCGAGCTGGTGGCGCTCGCCCGCGCGCGGTCCCTGCTGGACGTCCGGCGCAAGACTGTCCCCATGGCAGACCTGCGGCAGGCTCTCGACCCCCAGGGGTAGGGGGTGTGGTCGGCGCGTCGCCCTCGAGCAGGGTCCGACGCGCCGACCTGCGGGAAGTCTCGACCTCTCACGGACCGGAGAACCGAACATGCGAGCCGTGTTGACACCCCCCACCATGGGGGGTACTGTTGCCCACATGACGCACACCGAGAACATCTACAGCGCCGACGAGCACGCCTACCTGGTCCTTCCGGGGGTCATCCTGGACAGGCGGGACGGCATCGAGTTCGCCATCGACCAGGACCAGGCGGACGCCCCCGAGGGGCACGTCGCCCTCCTCGACTCCTCCGGCGACTTCGTCGAGATCGTCAGCACGGACGAGCTGCGCTACAACCCCAGGTGGACGGCCGTCCGTCGGGACGACGCCCCGCGGGTCTCGCTCGCCACGGCGGCCGAGCGCCTGCGCCGGTCCGGCCAGTGACGGCACGCCTCCGGGTGCTCGCCGCGTGCGAGTTCAGCGCCGTGGTCCGGGACGCGTTCCTCGCGCTCGGCCACGACGCGTGGTCGTGCGACCTCGAGCCGACCGACGGCGACCCCGAACGGCACCTGCAGGGCGACGTGCTCGAGGTGCTCGACAACGGCGGGCAGTGGGACCTCGTCCTCGGCTTCCCGCCGTGCACCGACCTCGCCGCGTCCGGCGCTCGCTGGTGGCCGGCGAAGCGGGAGAGCGGGGCGCAGCAGCGCGCGGTCGAGTTCGCGCTCGCGCTCGCCGAGCACCCGAACGCGGACCGGGTCGCGATCGAGAACCCGGTCGGCTACCTGTCGACCGCGTGGCGCAGGCCGGACCAGATCATCCAGCCGTGGCAGTTCGGGCACGGCGAGGTCAAGACCACGTGCCTGTGGTTGCGCGGCCTGCCGCGGCTCGAGGCCACGGACGTCGTCGAGGGAAGGGAGCAACGGGCATGGCGGATGCCGGACAGCAAGGGGCGGGCGAGGGCCCGCTCGAGGACGTACCAGGGGGTCGCGCTGGCGATGGCCGCGCAGTGGGGCGGGCAGGTGGCCACGCCGTGAGGCCGCTGCAGGTGAGCATCTCGGCGGACGACATCCACGCGTTCGGCGTGCGGATGAGCGCCATGTTCGAGCAGGCCGCCCGCCAGCTCGGCACGCTCAAGGACAGCGTGCCCCGCGCGGCCGCGGCCTGGTCGACGTTGACCGACGGGCTGGCGCTCGGCTCGATGAAGGCCGCGGGGCACCTCGGCCCCGACGTCATGGCCGCGTGCGCCGACCGCGCGTGGCAGATGCAGAACACGGTGCCGCTCGGCCTGGTCGACGTCGAGACCGGAGTCCCGTGGGTGGTGCTCGCCGCTCGCCGAGCGACGGACCCCCGTCAAGCAGTGATCGCCGTTCAAGATCAGGAAGGGCCCCGATGAAGATCGAACTCCCGCTGTCCGACGCGCTGCACGAGGCGTCGTTCCCCGCGGACTTCCACACCCTGCACACCTCGGTCGAGGCGTTCCGGCGCGACCTGCGTCCGGCGGACAGCCTCAACGAGCCGTACGGCTGGGGCTACGAGACCGCCACCACGGACACGCCCGACCTCGACCCGGCGGACCTGACGCTCGGCGGCTACGTGCTGTGGATCTACTACGTTCAGCCGCGCAAGGGGCGCACCGCGGCGACCGGCATCCTGCTGGACGGCAGCGAGCGCGCCCTCGTGCAGGCCATCGACGCGGTTGCCGCGACGGTGCTGCCCCGACTGGCGAAGGCCTGGGGCCCGCTGTTCTCGGCCACGATGACGCGCCTCGCGGGCGTGGTCGACGCGCTCGGCATCGCGGATGCGGCAGAGGACGCGGAGCGGTGAGCGCCTTCTACCTGTTCCGCGCGTACCTCGGCCTGCACCAGCTCCGGGAGGCGATGCGCCAGGCGTCCGCCAGGCGGGCCAGGAGGAGGGGCTAGTCCAGGTGTTGACACCCCCCACGGTGGGGGGTTACGCTACTGCCATGACGAACACGAGCAGCACCCAGACCATCGCCCCCGCCAGCATCCCCGCGAACGCGGTCACCGAAGACCAGGGGTTCCGGATGCTGCTGGACATGGGCATCTACGCGGACGAGATCGTCCTCGCCTTCTACCGCCTGCGGAACCGACTGCGCACCACCCTCACCCAGGGCGGCCGCGCCTTCGAGTTCGAGCGTCTGGGCACCGACGTGTACGTGATCCTCGCCGCCTGATCATCCACCCGCGGGCCCTGCTCCCTTCCCCGGAGCAGGGCCCGCCCTCGTTGGAAGGACCCCGATGGAGAACAACCGCCGGCGACACCTCGTGCTCGCCCTGCCGGAGGACGCCACGGACGAAGACGTCCAGCGCCTCACCCGCGCCTACGAGCTGTACCTGTACCCGTCGCGGGACGCGGTCCAGCGCGACGAGGAGCGCCTCATGGTCGAGTTGGTCGACGCCCCCGGCGACGCGCTCGAGGACGCGCTCAACCGTCCGGAGCTGCACCCCACGGCGGACCCGTCCGGCTCGTTCAGCGTGCGGCCGAAGGGCGGCAGGCCGGACGACTGGGCAGGCCTGGTGCGTCAGCTCGCCGACGGTACCTGGGAAGCAGAGGTGCGGGTCGTCGGGCGCGCGGACGGCATGGCCTCCGAGGTGCTGCCGTGTTCGCCGCCCAACCGGCGCGCTGCCGCTCGTCTCGTGATGGCCGCGTGGAACGGCGGCCGCCCGTGACCGGCGAGGCCGAGCGCGTGGTCGAGCTGACCGCGCGCTGCGAGGACGTCGAGAACCGTGCCCTCGAGCTGTTCGACGCGTTCGCCGAGCTGGCCGTGAGGGCGCACGCCAGCGGCCCCCTGCTGCGCGAGATCGGCCGGAAGGCGAACGGCTCGCTCGAGTGGGTGGCGTCCATCCGCGAGCGCCGTCTCGGCGAGCTGCGCGCGCGGCTGAACCCGGAGCCGGTCGCGCCGGAGGTCGTGCCGCCCGTGAGCGAGGCCGTGCTGCGCGCTGACCGGGGGTGGGTGCCGAACGCGAATTATAACCGCGTTGCTGAAACGCCTGCCGTTGAGCAGGCCGCGGCCCTCGCCGAGAAGCTCGACCAGCCCTCGCGGCTGGCCGTGCGCTGGCACGGGTCGAAGGTGCGCCCGTCGGACGAGGTGCTGCGCGTCGAGGACGAGGAGGGCGACCAGGCCTCGCGCCTGCCCGACGGGCGCTGGTGGTGGACGCTCATCAACGGCCAGCGCCTGCAGCTCGTGGACGAGGACGAGCAGGCGCGCGACTGGGATGGCCTGCACCTGCGCACCCGGTGGAAGTGCGTGCTCCGGGCGACGGCGCAGGATGACGAAGGCGAGCGGGAGAACCCGATCAAGTTCGAACGGTAGATGCATTCATAGCCGATGAATGCATCGCCAGGCGGACACGCCAGCCCCCCCGACCATGCCGCGGTCGGGGGGGCTGGCGTTCAGTTCTAGGCGTAGCCGCGGCCACTGGGCAGGATCTCGACCAGAATCTTCGCCATGCGCTGGGCGTCCTCGCCGTCCGGCAGGCCCATCCAGTGGTCGTAGGCCTTGCTCCGGGTGGCCGAGATGGCCCACACGTGGCGGTAAGCGTCGCGGGCGTCGGTCGAGATCACGCCGTGCTCGTGCCACAGCTCGACCAGCTCGAGGCGCATGGTCGACAGGGTGAGCATGGTGCAGGGCTCGCAGCGCTTGCTCATCATGCAGCGGTTCGGGCGGCCGCACGGTGCGAGCGGGGCGTCGGTCTCGGTGGCGGGCGTCGTGTTCGTCATACCCATAGCGTACCCCCCCATGGTGGGGGGTGTCAAATCGGGAGGGGGATGTATTCATTTGACATGAATCAAATCCAGGTCAGACGGAAGGGCCCGCCCCTTGAGCTGGGGGCGGGCCCTGGTGGGCTGCTGGCTAGACGTAGAACGGGTCGCTGACCGCGCCGTCCGGGTAGATGTCGAAGGCCATCCGGTCGCCCTCGGCGGGCGTCTCGGTGATGCGCACGAAGCCCTCCTGCGGGATGCTGAGGCGGATCTTCGACCCGGTCCCGATGATGTCCTTCTCGGTGCGGGCGACCTGGGTGCGCTGGGCGGAAGTGGCGGCTGCGAGGATCTCGTTCTTCGTCATACCCAAACCATACCCCCCACCGTGGGGGGTGTCAACACCAGATCCCAACCTTGTGACGTGGAACACTCTGGTTTGACACCCCCCCACCGTGGGGGGTATGGTTCTCTCATGGCCAACAACGAGAACGCAGCCCCCGCCCCCCTCCCCTTCCCGGACACGAGCAAGGTCATCGGCATCACCGCAGGCCTCGAGCTGGTCGGCACCCGTCGCGGCACGGCCGTCGTGACCGGGACCATCATCGCCGTCGACCCCGCCCCCGCGGGGGCCCGGATGACGACCGCTACCCTGCGCGACGCGGACGGGGTGGACCACATCGTTCGCCTGCCTCGCGAGATGATCCGCTAGGCCATCTGCCCGCCTGCCCCGCCGGAGACCCTCCGGCGGGGCATTTGCTTGGCGGGCGTTGTATTCATTGGCTATGAATGTACTCCCCTCCCGATTTGACACCCCCCACGGTGGGGGGTATGGTTGCCACATGACGAACACGACGCCCGCCCTCCACGTCCGCCCCTACGACAGCAAGACGGTCTACCGCTTCGCCGCGGTCGACACCATCGAGGAGGCCGGAGGCCACCCTGCCGACCGGAGTGTCTACCTGGTCGACGTCGCCAGCGGCCGCGAGGCGATGGTCTTCCTCGGCGACTTCTGCGCCTACTTCGTCGCCGTGTGCGAGCACGGGCAGAAGCAGGACTGCTGCCTCGAGGCGCAGTGCCAGACGGCCGAGGACTTCGCGCTCGACCTCCGGGTCCGGGCGAACGATCCGCGCCCCGGCGACATCGTCCAGGTGGTCGCCACGGGCGAGCACGACGGCGACCTTGCCGCCGAACTCCCCCTCGGCACCATCGTGAAGAAGGCGGGCCCCGGCGCGATGGTCGCGTTCGAGGGGCGCGACCGGCCGATGTGGCTGGCCTGGGAGCAGCTTCACTTCTGCGACTGACCCGCCCGAAGGGGATGTATTCATCGGCTATGAATGCATCCCACCTCGCACCCCCGACCCCCACAGGGTCGGGGGTGTTTGCCGTTACGATCACCGGACCCCCGACTCGAGGAGTTCCGGATGCCGCAACGCGTGCCCCGCCCGACCCCCCGCCGTGGAACCGCTCTCACGGTGGACCCACCCCGCCCGCCCGCCCCGATGCCGAACCACATCTACGCATCGTGGTTCCCCGCCATCGTCACGCTTCCCGGCGGCGAAGTCGTGCGGAAGGCGAAGGTCTTCGCCGCGGACACCGGGCTCTACGTGTTCGGCCGCGCGCCGGACAACCCGCGCGACTCGATGAACGAGCCCACCTGGTACGCGCCGGTCGCTTACGACAAGACGCCCCGCCCGCCGTCCGGCACGATTGCGGCAAGCGGGTTCACGATCGAGACCGAGTACGGCACGCCGAGCATCCTGCCGCAGGCCATCTGCGCACCCTGCTCGGCGCACCGGATGAAGTCGTGGACCCCCCCGTGGGCGAGCGTCATCCAGGCGTGGCCGGACCAGGTGGAACAGGAGGCGCAGGCGTGAACCTCAGGTGGACCCGCGACGCGCTCACCGTCGCCGTGACCGCGGCCGCGGCCTTTCGGCTCACCCGCCTGTGGTTGCGCGACAGCCTCCCCGGAGTGATCCACGCCCGCGAGGCCGCCGTCGCCGCGCTCGAGGAGCGAGCCCCCGACGGCGAGGAGCACCCGCTGCTGCCGCTCACCTACTGCGCCTGGTGCGCTGGCTTCTGGATCTCGGCCGCCGTGGTCGCCGTCGCCAGCACGCCCGAGCTGGCTCCCCTGTGGAGGCCGCTGTCCACCGTGCTCGCCGTGAGCGCCGTGGTCGGTGTCGCATCCGCGCACGACGAATAGGAGCGACGACGTGCCCGTGACCGAACGGGGCCGAGTAGCCGCCCAGGCCTACCGCCAGGCGGCTACCGCGGCCGCCCCCCTGCCCAGGGAGCCTGCAGCCGCGGCCTTCGCCGCGCGCCCAGGCGAGCCACGGCGCACGGCTCCGAAGGTGATGCGCGCGTCCGGGGCCCGCATCGACAGCAGCAACCCGGACGCCGTGCGCTCGCTGATCGCGGGCAGGCGCAGCCAGCAGTGGCAGGCACTGGCCTGGGGCTACCGGGACATGATCGGCGAACTGCGCTACGGCCTGCAGTACCGGGCCCGCGCGATCAGCCGCGTGCGGTTCTTCGCCGCCCAGATCATCGGCGACGACGACGAGCCCATCCCGCTGTCCCTGCGCAACGACGAGGACGCCGAGAAGCGCGCCCGGATCACCCTGCCGCCAGCTCTGTGCGCGGCCGCCGAGGAGGAACTCGCCCGCCTGCCGCTCGACGCGGGGTACCAGTTCCTCGGCGTCTGGTCGGAGAACTTCGACGTCGCGGGCGAGTGCTACCTGCACGGGTTCTACGACGAGTGGACCGGCGAGGAGCAGTGGAAGATCCGCTCGGTCGACGAGGTCGAGTTCGGCACCGACGGCCGGACCGTGCACCTGATCGACGAGACCGTGCCCGGCGGAATCGGCCGGCGGATCGACCTGTCCGACGAGGGCGGCGAGGAGCTGTACCGGCTGTGGGTGCCGCACCCGCGCCGGAGCCACCTCGCCGACTCGGCGCTGCACGCGATGATCGGCACCATGGAGGACATCTGCCTCATCGGCCGCGAGATGCGCGCCGTGATGCGGTCCCGGATCATGGCCAACGGCGTAATCCTGATGCCCGATGGCATGACGATGATGCGCAACGTGCGCGAGGACGCGGACGGCGACGAAGAGGACTCGCCGTTCATGGCCGAGTTCACCGAAGCGATCAACGCGCCGATCGCGAACGAGGGCGACCCCGGCGGCACGGTGCCCGTGGTGCTGACCGGCAGCATCGAGGACATCCAGGCGTGGCGTCACGAGCGGCTCGAGCGCGAGGACTCGGAGGAGCTGAACGACAAGCTCGCCGCATGTCTCGGCCGCCTGGCCGCTGGGATGGACATCCCCCCGGAGATCCTCAAGGGGATGGGGGACGCGAACCACTGGACCGCGTGGCAGATCGACGCCTCGACCGCGCGCCACCACATCGAGCCCGGCGTCCGGCTCATGGCGGACAGCCTGACCGGGGCGCTGCTGCGCGCGGCTCTGCTCAAGCGCGGTTTCCCCATCGACCAGGTGCGGCAGGTCCGGACCTGGTACGACCTCGGCACCCTGACCGAGAACCCGAACCGGCGGCAGGACGCGCTCGACGCACGCCGCGAGGGCGCGATCGGCAACGCGTCGTTCCGGCGCGCGCTCGGCTTCAACGACGGCGACGCGCCGACGCCGCAGGAGGTCGTCGAGATGGTCGCCCTCAAGGCCGGTTTCGACCAGGCCACGGCGACCGCGCTGCTGCGCTACCTGGTAGCCAACGACCCGGACCAGCCGTTCGAGTTTCCCGCGGTGGGCGAGCAGGATGCCCCGCGCCAGGCTCTCCCCTCGGCCGCGCCGGCACCCGCTCCGGCCGGTCCGGCGGATGGGCCCGGCACGGTGCCGAGCACGGCACCACCTGCCATCGCGGCGAGTGCCCATGAGAGCGCTCTCATGAGGGTCACTGCACCTCAGGTGCCCTATCTCGGCTTGTCCGGACAGGCCTTCGCGACCGTTCCAAGTGGACGCCAGCACCAGGACGAGGAGCAGTACCGCGTCGCCCTCGACGAGTCCCGCCGACTCATGGAGGTAGACCGCACCCTGCGCGACACCCTCCTCGCCGCCTGCGACGCGGCCATGACCCGTGCGCTCGAGGTCGCCGGGGCTCGCCTGCGCGGCAAGGCGACCGCCGACGCCGAGCTGTCCGCCAGCCTGCGCGGCATGAGCGTGCTCGTGCTCGGCCAGCGCATCGGCCGCGAGCGTGCCCTCGCGCTCAACGCCGACGACGACCACCTGCTGCGCGAGGCGTTCGCCCAACTCGGCACCCTGTTCGCGAAGTGGGTGCTCGCCGCGATCGAGAACGTCGTCGAGCGCGTGCTGCAGCTCCTCGGCCTCGACGCCGAGTCGCGCGCCGGACGCGCCGCGGCGAAGCGGATGCGCGACGACATGAGCAGCAGGGTCGACGACGGCTGGTCGCGGCTGCACGACGGCCTGCGCGACCGGGCGTCGAAGCTGCTCTTCGACGGCGAGGACGACGAGGAGCTGCCCGGCGAAATCCCCCCCGGCGCGGTCCCGCCGTACCTGCTGCGCACCGCGCTCGCCATCGTCGGTGGCCTCCCGGAGACCTCCGGCGGGCTCGACGACTACGGCCGGTCGGTCACCGGGGAACCCGTCGGCGGGCTCGCCAACGGGGACACCGTCCGGCGCGAGATGGAACAGCACGGCGCGGTCGAGCTGGGCTACCTGTGGGTGTACGGCATCACCCTGGACCCGCGGAAGTTCGACCCGCACTGGGACCTCGAGGGCGCGAAGTTCGCCGACTGGTCGGACCCGAAGCTCGAGACGGCCACCGTCTACAGCGGAAAATTCGCGTGGGTGGGCACGCACTTCCGGCCCGGCGATCACCGCGGCTGCATGTGCGACTTCGTCCCGGCCTACGCGGTACCGGCCTACGCCGAGCAGGTGCGCGAGCGCCTGGCGGTCCCCACCCGCGAGATGGCGGACCTGATCAAGCTCGCCGAGAGCGACGACGCGGCAGGTCGGACCGGCACCACGGCGCAGATCATGCGCGACCAGCACGAGCAGATTCAGACCCTGCAGGCACGATTCCTCGGAGGTAAGCGGCCATGACGGCACCTACGATCGAAGCGCCCGAAGTCGACGAGGAGCTGCCCGTCGAGGACGTCCCGGCCGAGGAGCTGCCCGCGGCTCCGACCACGATGCCGGAGGGCGCGAAGCCGATCAGCCTGCCCGTGATGGCGATCGAGGGGATGGACACCGCCGACGGCCGTTGGCTCGAGCCCGGAGGCATCAGCCACCGGGCGCTGCCCCTGTCGCTGCTCGCCCAGGTGCGCACCCCGGACGGCGGGGGCGGAGGCCACGACAACGCCTACATCGTCGGCGCGATCACCGAGATGGTTCGCCGACCGGGCCCGGAGGTCGTGCAGAAGACGACCGGCCAGCCGTTCCCCGAAGGCACCTTCGTCTGGTCCGGGAAAGGCTGGATGTACCCGGACGTGCCGGAGGGCAAGAGCGCCTACCAGATGGTGATGGACCGGGCGCTCTCCGGGAACTCCGTCGACTTGTCGGACCTGGTCGTGGAACTCGAGTACCCGGAGGACTCCAACCCGGACGACCCGAACGAGCGTCCCTCGCGGATGCGGATGATGCAGGCCGTCATCGCGGCGAGCACCCTGGTCGCGCAGCCTGCGTTCGCGGACGCGTACGTCGAGGTCGACGGCGAGCTGATGGTCCCGGACGGCGGGCAGGTGATCACGGCGTCCGCCGTGTCGTTCCGCGCGATCGGCCTGGACTCGCACTGCGCCCCGTGCGCGCTCGGCCTGGGCCTGGCGGACGGCGAGGAGGACATCGTTCCGGGCAGCGAGGCCGACCCGGACGTGCAGGTCGAGCCGGACGAGAAGCCTGCCCACACGGGCGGCATGGTGGCGCTCGTGCCAGCCGACCCGACGCTGCTGGCCGTGCCCGGCGGCGACCCGGCCGAAGAGCTGCACATGACGCTGGCCTACCTCGGCGACGACGTCACCGGCTGGGATGGCGAGATCGTCGCCGCGGTGCATCAGCGAGCGCTGAGCATCACGGATCACTCGCTCGAGGGCGCGCCCGGCGGGCCCGTCGAGGAGGTCGCCGTCGGCGACTACCGCGGCCCTGGCCAGATGGGGCCGGTCACGTTGAACGTGTTCGCGCACGCCCTGTTCAACCCGAACGGCGGTGCGGACGGGCAGGACCCGGCGACGGTCTACCTCTTCGACGGGTCGGAGCAGCGTGGCACGGCGGAAGCGATTCAGTCGGAGGTCGTCTACCGACTGCGCGAGCTGCTCGGCGAGCTGCGATTCCCGGAGCAGCACGAGCGCTGGGAGCCCCACGTCACCGCGGGCTACGGAGTTGAGCCGAGCGCGCTCAACTTCACCGGTCCCGTGACCTTCGACCGGCTGCGCGTCGCACTCGGCGGGAACGTCACCGACTACCCGCTCGGCGGGGGCGAGCCGATGGTCGCCGCCATCGCCCCCCCGCCCCTGCCGGCGGAGGCCTTCCACATCCCGGAGCCCGACGGCCCGCAGGCGCTGGCCATTACCGAGGGGCCCGACGGCAGGCACTACCTGTCCGGCCACATCGCGGCCTGGGGGGTGTGTCACATCGGCTTCCCCGGTCAGTGCCGCACCGCCCCCCGGTCGCCGTCCGGGTATGCGTACTTCCACACGGGCGCGGTGCTCACCGACGCGGGCGAGCTGGCGGTCGGGCAGATCACGCTCGACGCCAGCCACGCCGAGCTGACCAGTAACGCGCAGATGGCCGCGCGACACTACGACCACACCGGCACCGCGGCCGCCGACGTCCGGCTGACCGACGGCGAGCACGGCATCTGGGCATCCGGGGTGGTGCGCGGCACGCTCACGGCCGAGCAGCTTCACCGGTTCCGAGCGTCCGCCGCGTCCGGCGACTGGCGAGCGGTGCGCGGACAGCTCGAGATGGTGGCCGTGCTCAGCGTCAACGTGCCCGGCTTCCCCGTGCCGCGGGCCCGTGTCGCGTCCGGCGCACCCATCTCGCTCGTCGCCGCTGGCGCTCTGCCCGCGAACGTGCCGGACGGGCAGCTCGGCCTCAGCCGGGCCGACCGCGAGCTGCTCGCCTGGGCCCGCGAGAAGATGCTCGCCGAGCGCCAGGCGGCCGCCCTCGCCGAGCTGGACGCGCTCGTCGACGTGGGCGCGCTGCACGAGGGCGCGCTCGCCGAGCTGGACGAGGTGTTCGCGGACTGGCCTCCGCTGGTCGACGACCTCGCCAACTGGGTGGAGAAGGCGGGCGGCCTGCCGAAGTACATCAAGCGCATCGCGAAGCACCTGCAGGAAAAGGGGATGGACCAGTCGCAGGCCATCGCCACGGCGGTGAACGCGGCCAAGAAGATGTGCTCGACCGGCGACACCAACTGGCCCGGTAGCCAGGAGGTGAACGCGGGAAGTCGCGCGGAGGCGTGTGCCGCGGTCGAGGAGTGGGAAGCCAAGAAGGCAAAGGCTACGGAGGAGTGACCATGTCGAAGAGGTTCACGGCGAAGGTGGTCGTCGAGTCGAAGCTCGAGCACGGGCAACAGGTCAGCCTGCAGTTCCGGCCCGACTACGACCAGGGTCGCAACGCGGAGTGGGCGGAGGCGACCCCGGCGCTCAGCCTGGGCATGACGGTGAAGAGCGAGGTCGCCGAAGAGGTCGAGGTCGGCGACGCGTTCACGCTGACGTTCGCGAAGGACTGATCGGCACGACGAAGGGCCCGCGCCTCTCCCCAGGGGCGCGGGCCCTTCTGCACCTCGACGGCTACCACTTCCGCGCGCTGACTCTAGCCGTCGTGGTCGTGCCCGTTTGACACCCCCCACCATGGGGGGTAAGGTCCGGGCTACCGACAGAGAGGGGTAGCCCGGATGAGCGCCTTCCCGAAGACCATGCGAGCCGCGGCCAGCGGCATTGCCCGGCACCTCATCGGCCAGCGGGTCGAGGCACCGGGCGCGACCCTGAACGTCGTCGCGATGAGGGACTACGTCGCCGTCACCAGCACGACCCGCGCCGTGGTCGAGGCTGACTGGATGGCCGCACTGCAGACGCTGCCCTACCGCACAAGCTTCACGCTCACGCGGAACAGCGACGGCACCCTGACCGCGATCGTCCGGCGACTCGACGAGGCGGCCTGACGTGCGCGTCCCCACCTACGACCAGCAGCGGTGCGAGCGCTGCAAGGGTCGCGTCGTCAACGCGAAAACGGCTCGCATGTCGAAGGGCAGGCCCGTCATCGTCGCCCTGGTGCCCGAAGAGGACACCGTCAACGACAAGCCCAACGACTCCTACCTGCTCGCCGTGACCGGCGACGTCTACACGGCCGGCCTGCCGACGAGCAGACTGCAGCGCGAGGCGCTCCGCAACGCAGGCCACGTGTTCCACATGCCGCACAAGTGCCCACCCCAGCGCTAACCAGCGCACCCACGAAAGGAAAAACCCGTCATGGACGTTCTGTTCCGGCGACACGGTGCGCTGGCGCTCGCCGCCATCGCCGTCGTCTCCATCCTGCTGCTGGTGTTCGCGGTCCCCGCGTTCGGCCAGCGCCCCGCCGACCCGCCCGCGGTCGAGGTCGCCGACACGCACCAGCTCAGCACCGACGCCCCGTTGGTGAACCTCACCCCGGACGACCCCGGCGTGATGCTGACCTCGCCCAGCGCGACGCCCGACCCGACGAGCAGCTCCGCCACCCAGGGGACGATCGGCACGCCCGCCGGACAGGCCGCGCCCGTCGCGGTGAACGCCGACGACCCGGCACCCACGTCGGGCCCGAACGCCACCCCGGAGCCGACCCCGACCGACCCGTACAACGGTGCCCAGCCCAACGGCCCGAACGGCGAACTCGGCCCGACCACTCCGCCCCCGCTGCCCAACCCGGCGGAGGCCATCAACCCGACCATCAACCCGACCCCGTAGGAGACCGGCCCCGATGACCGAGACCGCGTTCAAGCGTCAACCCAACCCCCTCGACGAGACGGCGGGCCCGCACATCTACTCCGTGCTGCTCGGCGTGGTGCGCTCCGGCGCGCTGACCGTCCTCGTCGAGCCGTACCTCGTGATGCGGTACGCCGCGGCTGTGGCGTCCGCGCTCGTGCCGAACCCGAGAATGCTTCGGGTTCTCGGCTGGGAGATGCACAACCTGCTGGCCGGCCTGTACGCCCGCGGCCTCTTGCTCAGCGAGTACAACGCGAAGAACAACCCGTGCAACTGCCCGCACGACCACGACTGGGACCGGGACACCTGCGACGCGGTCCGCGTGGCCGCGCTGCAGGGTGACTACCGGCCCGGAATGGAGGCGCTCGACAAGCTGATCGAGTCGCCGCCCGTGGAGGAAGTCGACGTGCTGAGCATGGGCATCCAGGTCTTCGCGCCCTACCTCTGCGAGATCATGCGCGACGTCGTCAAGGCCGGGCAGAAGGCCAGCCAGAACTAGACAAAAGCGGGACAGAAACTGGTCAATCCCGCACCGCGAACGCCCCCCGTAGTGGCACCTACGGGGGGCGTTCTGCGCGTAACCACGCAAGTCCGCGACCCGCTCCCGCGGCCTCCCCTACGATCACGCTCGAACGGGGCAAGACCCGCGCGGACGTCGGCCTAGCTGCACGACCACGCTTTCCGGCCTAGCTGGGAGCCGCCCTACCGAATCGAACGGAGAGGACGGGAACCGTGGACATCGCGGAAATCCTGACTCGGCTCCAGGACGCCACCCCCCAGGAGCTGAACGCGGCACTCGCCGCCATTCGCACGGCCAGCGCCCAGTACACCGGCACCCCGACCGCGGAGTCCGCGGCCGCCGTGACCGAGCTGGCGACGCAGGCGCGGCAGGTGTCGGGCGAACTGTCCCGGCGCGCCGAGCTGGCCACCACCCAGGCCGCGCAGCTCGCCGAGCTGCAGGCGCTGACGGAGACGCCCGCCCCGGAGCCCGAAGTGGTCCCGGAGCCGCAGGCCGACCCGCCCGCGGCCGACCCGGCACCCGAGGGCGACCCGGCACCGGTCGAGCCCGCGGCCGACCCGCAGGCCGTCACGGCTGCAGGGCGTCGACTGGGCGGCACCCAGCCGCAGACGCCGATCGCTCCCATCGCGCGCCCGCGGGCGACCGCGACCACGGTGGCGCTGCCCGGCTCGAGCCTCGAGGGCGAGCAGCAGCTCACCCGGCGCGGCATCGCGGAGGCCTTCGCGCGCCGGAACGACCAGCTCCGCCGTGCGCCGTCCAGCGTGCGGGCGGACATGGTCCGCATCGTCACGCGGTACCCGGAGGGGCGGCACCTCGGCGCGAACGCGGACGCCTTCACCAACATCGAGAAGGTGGAACGCGTCCAGAGCGACGTGCTCAGCCGCAACGCGCAGCAGAACGCGCTCGTCGCGGCTGGCCTGTGCGCCCCGCTCGAGGTGCTCTACGACATCCCCGTGCTGGGCGACGAAGACCGTCCCGTGCGCGACGCGCTGACCCGCTTCGGCGCGGACCGTGGCGGCATCACCTACCGCCCGGCGCTCGACGGTGTCACCCAGACCGGCGGCATCGGCACCTGGACGAAGGCGAACGACGTCGCCGACCCGCTGGTGCCGAAGACCTGCGTCGAGATCGCCTGCCCCGGCATCCTGACCGCCGAGGTCGAGGCCACGTACATGTGCCTCACGTTCTCGAACATGTCCTCGCGGTTCGACCCCGAGCAGATGGACGCGAGCATCCGCGCGCAGCGGATCGCGCACGCCCGATTCTCGGAGAACAAGCTGCTCACCCAGCTCCGCGCGGGCAGCAAGCCGCTCTACACGACCCGCCTGCTCGGCGCGGTGCGCGACATCCTGGCCACCCTGGACAAGGTGACCGCGTACTTCCGCAACGTGCACCGCCTGGCCGAGGACGCCGCCCTGCGCGCCATCCTCCCGGCGTGGGCCCGCAACCTGATGCGCGCCGACATGGTGCGACAGATGGTCGGAGACGGCCCGGTCGTGCTGGCCATCGCGGACGCCATGATCAACGACTGGTTCCGGGCGCGCAACGTCAACATCACGTGGCACCTGGACGGCCTCGCCGGTCGCACCCTCGCGACCCCGGAGCCGGACGTCGTCATCCCGAACCAGTTCTACGCGCTCGCCGCGGCGCAGGCCGAGGTGCCCGGCTTCCCGGACGTCGTCGAGATGATGCTGTTCCAGGAGGGCTCCTGGCTCTACCTGGACGGCGGCGAGCTGAACCTCGGCCTCGTCCGCGACAGCACGCTCAACGCGGACAACCGGTTCCAGACGTTCTCGGAGTCCTTCGAGATCGCGGCGAACCGCGGCATCGAGTCCATGTCGATCAACATGGCCGTACAGCCGACCGGCCAGTCCGCGGCTACCGTCACGACCGCATCGGCCGCCGACTAGCAGACGACCGCCGTCCCGCCCCCGGCTGCAACGGGGGCGGGACGGCGCTCCCGAAAGGAGACTGGGATGCAGTTCGCACCAGTGTCGCCGCCAGCGCCCGCGCAGGCTCCGGCACGGAGTCTGGTCACGTCCGCGCTCACCCCGTCCAGCGACGGGGCGCGCTGGGAAAACGGCATCGCCTGGCGTCCGGAGCGCTGCCCGCAAGGGCGACTCTTCGACCCGTGCGACGACGCGACCGGATTCGGCCCGCTCGTAGGTGAGGGGGACGAGGGCGTCGTCTACTACGTCCCGTCGCCCTTGCGCGTCGAGGACCGCTGCAGCACCCGCTACGGCGACAGCAACGACGACCAGGCGCGCGTGCGCCGACAGCTCGAGGGAACGACGTCCTGGTTCCTCGCCCGCGAACTCTGGTCGGGCGACTGGACGAGGACGCACTCCTACACCGACCCGGAGGGCACGGCAGGCGTGGTGAACGCCTACCTCGCCGACGAGTCACGGGTGACCGTGCACGCGGGTTCCCGCACCCCGTCGGAGGCGCTGGGGTTCCTCGAGGAGGCCACGCGCGACGCGGCCCTCGGGATGGACGTCGTGCTGCACGTGCCCGTCGAGGTCGTCCCGCACATCGCTCACGCGCTCGTGCTCGACGGCAACCTGCTCAAGACCATGACGGGCGCGCGCGTGATCGCCGACGCGGGTTACCCCGGCACGGGCCCGTTCGACACGGGCACCGCCGAGGTGCAGAACGTCGCCATCACGGGCGGACCCACGGGCGGCACGTTCACGCTCACCTACTCCGGCCAGACGACCGGCCCCATCGCGTTCAACGCGACCGCTGGGGCGGTGCAGACGGCGCTGATCGCGCTGTCGAACATCGCCCCCGGCGACCTCGCGGTGACCGGCGGCCCCGGACCGGGCACGGCCTACGTGGTGACGTGGAACGTGGCGCTCGGCAACGTCGCCCAGATGACCGGGTCCGGCGCGCTGCTCACGGGCGGCACGGCTCCGGCCGTCGCCGTCACGACCACCACGGCGGGCGTCGCCCCCGCGGTCGCGGCTGGCCTGTGGATGTACGGGACCGGTCCGGTCGCCGTGCGCCTCTCGCCGATCGTGACCGAGGAGCTGATCAACCACCGGGAGAACCTGCGCCTCGTCACGGCGGAGCGGATGGGCGCTGCCTACTTCGACCCCTGCATCGTTCACGGCCTGACCGTGACGCTGCCCGAACCCACCCCGTAAGGAGAACCGCTGTGGCGGACTACGACGGCGCAGGGTCTCTCTTTGCGCTCGGCCTCCGGGCCACCCTCCTCGACGCGACCGGCGCGCCCCTCGCGGGCGACACCACGTGCTACACGACAGACGCACTGGTCGCGGCGACCATCGGACTCGAGTACAACGAGGCCGAGGAGATCAGCCAGACGAACGGTTCGGGCGTGGTCTGCCTCGCCTACCGCGCGCCGGACACGCTCAAGCAGGGCACGATCTCCGACCTGCAGCTCTGCACCCCCGACCCGAACGTGCAGTCGTTCTTCATCGGCGGCGACGTGATCGAGCGGGCAGCAGTGGCCGAGGTGCAGAACGTCACCATCACGGGCACGCCGACCGGCGGGACTTTCACCCTGACCTACGCGGGTCAGACCACGGCCCCGATCGCGTTCGACGCCATCGCCAGCGTGGTCGACGCGGCTCTCGAGGCGCTGTCGAACATCGCCCCCGGCGACGTGGCGGTGACCGGCGGTCCCGGTCCCGGCACGCCGTACGTGGTCACGTTCATCCCGGCGCTGGGCAACGTCGCGCAGATGACGGCATCGGGCGCAGGCCTGACCGGCGGTGTTGCGCCGACGGTCACCGTCACCACCGTGACGCCTGGCGTGGCGGCCTCGACGATCGGCTACCGCGCCCCGCAGGTGGGCGTCACGGCCAACCCGAACGGCATCTCGCTCGAGCTGTGGACGCGCGCCGTGGTCGACTCCGCCTACGCGGCCGACCTGCCGTACTTCCACTGGGTCCTGCCGCGGGTGTACCTCAAGCCCTCCGAGGGCTGGACCGCTTCGGGCTCCGACCCGATGCTGCCCGGATTCGAAGGGTTCTCGAACCAGAACGCGAACTGGGGTGACGGTCCGCTGCCCGGCGCATGGGCCTTCCCCTCCGACCGCGTCTGGCAGTACGCGCGCGTCGCCGATGTTCCGGACCTGTCTCCGGGTTTCGTGACGGTCGCGTAAGGCCTGGTCTCGCGCCACGGGGCGGGACAGGATGGGTGAGATGAGGGGGCGACGGTTCATGGGCCGTCGCCCCCTTCCCGACAGCAGAGGAAGGCTCCGACGATGTCCCACTCCGTAGCCGCCCGCAACGCGGCTGTTGCCGCGGTGACGGCGCTCGGCAACTGGTGCAGCCTGAACACGGGCGACCCCGGAACGACCGGCGCGAACGAGGGCGCAGGGGTGACCCGCACCCAGACCACCTGGGGCGCGCCTTCCGGCGGCAGCTCGGTCGGCACACAGGCGCTCATCCCCGTGCCCGCGGGGGGTCCATACACCCACTACAGCGTCTGGTCGCTGGCCTCCGGCGGCAGCTTCGTCACGGGCGGAGCGCTGCCCGCGCCGGAGACCTACGGCGCGCCGGGCACCTACGGCCTGACTCCGACCGAGACGGCGACGGGCTGAGCCCGTGACGGTCCAGAGGATCTGGCCGGCCATCAACGGACCGAACACCTCCGGCAGCGACGGCCAGGCAATCAACCTGGCTACCGAGTTCGAGGTGACCGTTCCCGCCTGGGTGACCTCGCTGTGGTTCTACCGCGGCACGATCGACGTCCAGCCGGACAACCTGCGGCTGTACCGGGTGGACTCGGCCACCACGGGCACCGTGCTCGCCGAGCTGTCCGCGCCCGTGCTGGGTGCCACCCTTGGGTGGCGTGAGTTCCCGCTCGTGACCCCTGTGCCGCTGACGGTTGGGCAGGCCTACCGGGTGGCCGGTCACTTCCCGTCCAACTACACCGCGACCGGCGGCTACTGGACCGGGGCGGGACCAGGCGGCTCCGGTATCACGAACGGGTTCCTCGTCGCGCCGGACGATGCCACGGCGACCGCGTCCGATCAGGGCTCGTTCAACTACGACGCCGTGCCCCGGATGCCGGACAACTCGTTCGGGGGTGGGAACTACTGGATGGACGTCTCCGTCACCGACGTAGACCCGACCGCCGAGGAACCGACCGGCGCAGGCACCACAACCGTGGTGCTCGCGACCACGATCGGCGGAGCGAAACGGGTCGACTCGACCACGGGCACCAGCCTCACCCTGACCACGCTCGAGGTCGGCGAGAAGCGGGCGGCCTCCGCCCGGACATCACCCCTTACGCTGGGGGGTGCCGCGCTCGGCGAGTCGATCCGCGGTTCTGCCCGGACCAGCGCGCTCGTGCTGGCCAGTTCATCGACAGGGGGACCAGTGACCGGACCGATTCCCGCCGTGGTGTCGCCGGTCCTGTGCGCCCCCTGGGCGACGCCCGCCGACGTGCCCGCGGCCATCCGCACCGAACTCGGCATCACCGACGACCAGCTCGCCGTGCAGCTCATGCGGGCGAGCGAGCTGCTGTGGATGCTGACCGGCCGCATCTGGTACGGCATCGGCTGCAGCGAGGAGGTCACGCTGCGCTCGCTGCCGACCTCCGCACCGTGGCGCGGCGACTGGATCACCCACTCGTCATGGGGGGAGTGCCCATGCTGGATGACGTCCGGTTCGGTCGTCGACCACATCGCCCAGCCGCGTCGGGTCAAGCTGCCCCGTTCGCCCGTTCAGGCCATCACCTCCGTGACGGTCGAGGGCGTCCTGCTCGACCCGACCGCCTACCGGCTGAACCACGCTGGCGTGCTCGAGCGCACGGACGGCGGCCTCTGGCAGGTGTGCGCAGGCGAGACCGTCATCGTCTACACCTACGGCGAAGCGCCCCCCGCAGGAGGTCGCGACGCCGCGGTGACCCTGGGGGTCGAGTTCGCCCGCGACTTCCACGGCATCGCCGGGTGCCGCCTGCCGAGCAACGTCACCAGCCTGACCCGCCAAGAGGTCACCACCACCTACGCGGACCCGAACGAGTTCCTCGAGAAAGGGCTCACCGGCCTGCGCTCCGTCGACCTGTGGGTGAAGGCCATCAACCCCCACAACCGCCCGCAACGGGCCCGCGTCTACAGCCCCGATGTCCCGCGCACCAACCGGAGGAACCTGCCGTGACGTTCGTCGACCCGTTCGCCCCGTACGACTCGCCGCACCACCCCGTGAACGCGGGGAGGCAGGTGCGGCCGCGCGGCGAGGTGCCGCCACCGGACATCACCGACGCCGAGCTGCAGTCGCTGCTCGAGCTGTGGCCGTTCATGTTGGCCACGTTCGGCCTCGAGGACGAGCAGGCGCGCGAGTTCGACCCGTGGCTCGCCGAGGAGCTGCTCAACCGGCGCGCCGAGTACCGCGACCTGTTGCAGCGGTACGGCACCGACGAGGAACTCGACGAGACGAGCCTCGCCGAGGGCGAAGAGGACGAGGACGAGTACGGCGACAACGCGCCGACGCTGCGCGACTTGCGCGCCCGCCAGGCGGACGAGCACGTCGACGTGGAAGAGGGCGGGGCGCTCGCTGCCGACCTCGACGCGATCTCGGCGGAGGCGCTCGTGCGTCCCGTGGCGAGCGCGCCTAAGGCTGCGTGGAAGGCGCACCTCCGCGCGCTGGACCCGGAGGTCAGCGACGAGGACGCGGAGGCGATGACGGTCGACGTGCTCAAGGCCCGGACCCGCGAGCTGGCAGCGGCGCGCTCGTGAGCGCCGGTCAGGGGCTGGACGTGCACGCGATGGGGACGAAGATCCTCGCCGCCGTGGTCGCCCACTTCGCCGCGTCGACCAACCCGAACGACGTGGACCTGCCTGGTCGGCGCTACGTCGGCGCGGGCGACCCGCTCGCTGTGGCCTGGGACTGCGAGCAGCTCACCGTCACCATGCAGGGGGTGACCACGGGTGCGGCTGTCGACGCGCGCCCGCTGTCGCCCCGCTCAGGCACGCCCGCGGGCGTCTCCCTCGTGCGCAGCGTGACCTACGTGGTCTCGCTGGTGCGCTGCCACCCCGTGCAGGACGACTCCGGCAACCCGCCCCCGGTCGCCGCCCTCGAGGCCGCGGGCGTCGTGTTCGCCCGCGACATGGGGCTGCTATCGCAGGCGCTCGTCGAGCTGGTCTCGCAGCTCCGCGAGAACCTCCCGGTGGGGCAGACCGTCCAAGCGGGCGAGGTTGCGCCGGTCGGGCCGGACGGGCAGTTCGTCGCGCTGGTCGCGCCGATCGCGTTCACGGTCGGGGCGCTGGTGTAGCCGTGAGCCTGCACCTGCGCCCGGAGCGCGTCACGCTCGACCCTGGCCAGCCCTACATCTGGGTGCGGACCGAGGGCAGCGTCGGGCGCGAACTCGAGCTGCGCATGACCCGTGTGCAGCTCGCCGCCCGCGGCCTCGTGCGGGTCCGGACCGGCTCGCTGCTCTCGACCATCCGGAAGAACAACGGCCTGAACTCGCGGGGCATCTACACGGACGTCATCGCCGGGGGCGGCCGCGTTCGATACACGATGTTCGAGCACGACGGCACGGTGCCGCATCGGATCACGGCACGGCGACGCAAGAGCCTGCGCTACATCCAGAACGGGCGCGTCATCTTTCGCCGCTCCGTGTGGCACCCCGGCACGAGAGGGACGCACTTCCTGATCAACGCCCTGCCAGCCGCGGGCGGCTAGGCTTCACCCATTCTCACCCATCCCATGAGGACGAAAGGCCACGCCACGTGAAGCGTTTCGGTGCGACCAAAAGGAATGCGCCCCCAGCTCGGCGCGAGGATTTCGAATTCGCCGTCCAGCGCGACGGGCTGGACGAGGTGCACACGTTCACCGCAGTGGTGAACCTCGATTTCGTCGGTCTCGTCCAGATGCTGTGGAACTCGAAGAACGATCCCAGCATGGCCGGTCAGGGAATGCTCGTCACGATCGCGAAGATGCTCGACAACACGGACGGCACCCCGAACAAGTGGGCTCCCGAAGTCGTCAAGCCGCCGAAGCGTGAGCGCGTCCCCCAGGTGGTCGAGGTCGAACTCGGCCCCGGCCGGAGTACCTCGCACTGGTCGGGCGAGGTCGGCACGCTGCCCGTCGAGCCGGAGGTCGACGAGGACGAGGAGCTGCCCGCCGTCTTCCGCGCGCCGTGCGGCCCGGAGAAGGGTGAACTCCTGCCCTTCGAGCGCGCCGAGGAGTTCCTCGCACACGAGGCCGGATCGTCGCGTCGCCGCTGGCGCGAGGTGCTCCTCGACGACGACGAGGTGAGCGTGAAGCAGGAGGCGATCACCGAGCTGTTCGAGTGGCTCATGGGGTTGGCCGCGGAGCGCCCTACGCGGTAGTCATCCTTCTGCACGGGATGACAACGGACCCGATCTCCGGGCCGTACTTCAGGGGCAGACTGGCACTTGCGGGCATCGGGTTGCACACCCCGCTCCGGCAGTGGCTAGATGCGGTCTACGCCATCTGGCTCGACGCCCCGTCGGAGAAGTTCGAGAAGGCCTCGCGCACGATGGTGATCAGCAGCGCGAAGCTTCGACCGAACCGCGACACGTGGGGCATCACGCCAGAGCAGCAGGCGCTCGGCGGCAGACTGCAGGCGGGACCGGGGTTGGAAGCGGCAGGGCACGGTGCGCCCGGCTCGCCGCTGCCGCCCGCGATTCAACGGACGGTGCGCCAGCACCGGTAGACGAAGGGGGTGGCGAGCATCGCGAAGATCATCGGCACGGCGGCCATCCGGCTCACGGCCAGTGAACGCGGGCTCGCCCTCTCGTTCCGCAACACGATCCGCAAGGCGCTCGCGGAGGCGACCGTCGGGCTGGGCGAGGACAGCACGGCGGGCGTCGAAAAGGACGCGGAGAAGACCAGTCGGCGCGTCAAGCAAATCTTCTCGTCGATGTTCCAGTCCGTCGGCAAGCTCGGCTCGAGCCTGCTCGGCGCGGCCCTGTCCGGCGGGAGGCTGCTCCTCCTGGCGTCCGCTGCAGGCACAGCCCTGTCTGCGGTCGGCGCGCTCTCGGCTGGGGTGATCGCCCTCGTCGGGGCGGCCGCGCAGGCAGCGGGCGCGATAGGCATCCTGCCTGCCGCGCTCGCTGGGGTGGTCGCCGTGGCGGCGACCCTCAAGCTGGGCATGAAGGGCGTCGGCGATGCGCTCAAGGCGGTTGGCTCCGGCGACGCGGAGGCGCTGAACAAGGCGCTCGAGAAGCTGTCGCCGAACGCCCGCGACTTCGTCCGGTCGATCCAGGGGATAAAGCCGGAATTCGACCGGATGCAGCTCGGCGTGCAGGACGCGCTGTTCGACGGACTGGGCAGCACCGTGCAGTCGTTGGCCGCGCGGTACCTGCCGCTGGCGAGCGCCGGGTTCAAGCTGCTTGCGAGCGAGATCAACTCGACGGTGAAGAACGTCGGCGCGATCCTCGACAGCCCGGAGGCCTTCGACCGGATCAAGGCCAGCACTGAGGGCATCGTCGTCGGGTTCTCCAACGCCCGCCAGGCGGCACTGCCGATGACGCAGGCCGTGCTCGACATCGTCAAGGCAGGCTCGAGCCAACTGCCGCGGCTCGGCGACGCGGTGAACACGCTCGCCACCCGGTTCGCGAACTTCATCCGCGCGGGTGCCGAGTCCGGCTCGCTCGAGGCGTTCTTCTCGAAGTCGCTGGACGTGGCCTCCCAGCTCGGCCGCATCCTGGGCAACCTGGGCGGTGCGATCGGTGCCGTGTTCAGCGCCGGGCAGGCCGCGGGCGGAGGTCTGCTCAACTCTCTGGAGAAGCTGACCGGTGCGGCCGAGACGTTCTTCAAGAGCGCCCAGGGGCAGGATGCGCTCGCCGCGTTCTTCGGCTCGATCGCCACCGTGGGCGAGGCCGCGTTCCCCGTGCTGCGCGAGCTGGCGCTGCTCATCGGCGGCGACATCGCCCCGCTGCTGTCGAACATCGCGGCAGGCGTCGGGCCCGGCGTGGTCGCCGTCATCGGCCAGCTACGCGAGACCGTGACGGCGCTGACGCCCGGCATGTCGGCGCTCGGCGAGGCCTTCGGTCGGGTGCTGACCGCCGTCGCCCCGATCCTGCCTGCAATCGGCGAGCTGATCGGCAAGATCGCGACCGGCCTGGCGTCCGCCCTGAACGCGGCTGTCGGACCCCTGACGACCTTCATCAACTTCCTGGTAGCCAACCCAGGGGCGCTCGCCGGGTTCGCCGCGGCCGCAGGCGCGATCGGCCTGGCGCTCGGTCCGCTCTCGCCCGTGCTGTCCACCGTGGGCAGCCTGATCGGCGACCTGGTGACGAAGGTCGGCGGCTTCGGCAGGGTGTTCAGCCTGTTGACCGGTCCGGTCGGCCTGGTCATCGGCCTGCTGGTCGCGCTGTTCGCCGGGTCGGAGGACTTCCGGAACGCCGTGCTCGGCCTGGTCTCGGTCATTGGTGGGCTGGTCGGTCAGCTCGTCTCGGCCCTGATGCCTGCGTTCGACGCGATCATCGGCGCTATCGGTCCGCTGATTTCCCAGCTCGGAACCGCGCTAGCGCCAATCATTACGACCGTGGCAAATTTGCTTTCGGCTGTTTTGCCGCCGGTAATTGCGGCGCTCGTGCCGATCATCAATTCTCTGATTCCGATCGTGATGCAGGCCGCCGATGTGCTCGGCCTTATCGTCGCGGCGGTCGCGCCTGTTATTGAGATCATCGCGAACGCGCTGATTCCGATCATTACCAACCTGCTACCCGTGGTGACCACGGTCTTTAATGCAATCGCTCAGGTGATCACTGCTGCGATGCAAATCGTGCAGGGAATTATCGACGTCGTACTCGGATTGATTTCCGGCGATTTCGATCGAGTCTGGACCGGTATTCAAAACATCGTGCGCGGCGCGGTGAACCTGATTGTTTCCATTGTGCAGGGCGCGCTTAACATTGTCGTTTCGGTGGTCTCGAGCACGTTCAACGCGGCCGTTTCGCTGGTCAAGTCTGCGTGGTCGGCAATCTCCTCGGCCGTCTCGTCCGGCGTCGACAGCGTCATCTCGTTCTTCCGCAACCTGCCGGGCAACATCATGTCGGCGCTCGGCTCGCTCGGCTCGCTGCTGGCCTCCGCCGGACGGGACCTGATCAACGGCCTGATCAACGGCGTGAAGGCTGCGGCCGCCGGCATCGCCGACGCCGTGCTCGCGCCGATCAAGAACGCCGTCGCCGGGGTGAAGTCGTTCCTCGGCATCAGCTCGCCGTCGAAGCTCTTCGCCGAGATCGGTGTCGACACCGGGCGCGGCCTGGTGGTCGGCCTCGAGCGCATCACGCCAGCCGTGGTGGCGGCGACCACGGACGTCGCGGCGAGCATGGCCGGAGCGCTCGCGGTTCCCGCGGCGAACCTGTCGCTCACCAGCCTGGCCAACGGCGCGGGCTCGACCGGCTCGAGCACCGGGGCGGACGGTCGCCCGCTGGTGCTGCAGCAGACGAACGTCATGCAGCCCGGCTCCGACCTCGAGCGCTTCGCCGACGCGGTCTACCGCAACGGGCTCTACGACCTGCAGGCGGCAGGCTCGCTGTCCGCGGTCAGCCTGGGCAACGTCCAGTCGGGCATGTCCTCCCCCGACGCCATTTTCGGAGTAAGGGGAGTCTGACCAGCCATGACCGTTCCGAACCCGATGGCCACGTTCGTCGTCCCCAGCACAAACGTGCAGTACCGGATGGGCCCGCTGTACGTGCCGGACGACGTCGATGTCTGGTGGAACACCCAGCTCGCCGACGGCACCTACACGGTGTGCGCGGAGCCGCGCGGCTGGGAAGGGCTGGACTACATCACGCCGCTGGACCAGGTGGGCGGCCGCGACGGCGCGCTCACCGGACCCCCGTCCATCGGGCCCCGTGTGCTCGACTGCGTGGCGATGATGGTCGCTCCGGACCCGCACACCCTCCGAGTGAACATCGCCCGCGTGAGGCGCATCCTGGGCCCGCAGAGCCTGACCGGCGTGCGTGGGCTCATCGTGTGGGAGCAGTACGACTTCGGTGCGGACCGGCGGCTCGCGCTGCTGACTCGGCCGTCCGGCAAGTTCGACCCCTCGCCGCCCTTCGGTCACGAAGAGGGCGGAGTCGCGTGCACGATGTCGTTCACGCTCGTGGCGGCCAACCCCCCGTGGAAGTACAGCAGCGGGCTCGTCGACTCCGCCGAGGTCGGCCTACTGAACCCGGCGCTGCTCGGTGGGCGCACCTACGACAAGACGTACAACTTCACCTACGGGGTGTCGACCAACCCCGGCGGGGAGATGGTCGTCAACAACACGGGGACCATCGACGCCTACCCCGTCTTCCGGGTGACCGGGCCGGTCCCGTATCCGGTGATCGGCAACGTGACCACCGGGCGCGAGTTCACGATCAACCGGAACATGCCAGCGGGCGACGTGGTCACCGTCGACTCGCGGACCGGCGTGGTCACCCCCGGCACGGTCCGGATCATCGGCCGCCCGTTCACGCTCGCCCCCGGCCTGAACACGATCAAGTGGCGCAGCGCCTTCGACAGCTACGATCCAGCGGCCCGCCTGCGCCTCGAGTGGCGCTCGACCTACAGCTAGGAGCAGCCCCGATGACCGTCCTCACCCCACCGGGCTACGTGCAGGCAGGCACCTACTCGGCGAAGCTCGACCGGCAGTACATCACCTCGGCGCACTCGATCGCGAACATGGCGACCGTCTCGACCGCGCGGCAGGGCTTCTACGCGGGACGTGTTCCGGCGTTCATCGTGTCCAGCGGCATGGACTGCATCATCAGCCAGACCGCAGGCATCATCCAGAACACGTTCGCGACGGGCGCTGGCGACTACAAATTCGTCAACGACAACAACATCTTCGTCAGCCACGCGGCGAGCAGTCCGACCCTGAACCGGCACGACATCGCCGGGTTCCAGGTGAAGGACAATTTCTACGACTCGTCCGGCCTGAACACGGTCATTCCGGCGATCATCCAGGGTGCGAACTCCGCGGGAACCCCCGTCGACCCGGCGCTGCCCGCGTCGTTCATCCCCGTGTACCGCGCCCTGGTGAGCGCGGCCGCGACGTCGCCAGTGCTGACCACGATGGTCAAGCGCACCACGAACGACGGCGGCCTGCTGCCGGTCGACGACGTGACCGAGCGGAACGCGTTCGTCGCCCCCTGGGACGGCCTGTCTGTCTACCGGCGCGATCGGGACTGGACGGAGATTTACGACGGCACCGCCTGGCGCGTGCAGGGGACCGCCATCGCCACCACGTTCGCGGACCTGACGGGGGCCGTGACGAACCCGGCGCTCGGCCAGCAGGGCTACTGCTCGTCCACCGGCCTGCGCTACGCGTGGGACGGTGCCGTCTGGGTGCCGGACAACCTCGTCGCGCTGCGCGTCGCCACGACGGCAGGGTTCATGGCCACCAGTTCCGGCACTACGGAGCTGAACCTGCCGAAGCTCGCGATCGAGAACTACCGGGTGACGTCCGGGTTCTTCTACACGTTCGCGCTCAGCCTGTTCTACAACTTCGTCACCGTGGCCGCGGGCGACTCCTACTCGGTGCGCATCCGCAAGGACACCGCCCTGTCGGGCCCGGTGGTCGGCATGTTCGTCATCCGGCCTGCCACCCCGGACACCTTCGACGACTCGAAGACGTTCTACCTGCCGTGGCGCGCGACGGCGACCGACGTCGATGCGGACTTCTACGTCAGCGTGCAGCGCGCGGCAGGGACCGGCACGCTGGGCATCAACGGTGACCGGCTGTCCTCGTTCGAGATCACCCCCCGCGGCGGAGACACGGCGCTCGCCCTCGAGGTCGCCTGATGTCGTACCCGCTGCTGGTCGACGCCACGACCGGCGCACAGCAGCAGGTGCGCTGGACGTACTGGCCGGTCAACTTCGCGTTCGGGAACCTGACCGTCATCGCGAACACCCCGCTGCCGCTGTCGGGCGTGAAGATGTCGAAGGTGATGCGGGGCGTCGGCATGATGAAGGCGACCCTGCAGCTCTCCGACGAGGAGGTGCGGGCGCAAGACCCGTGGTCCACGGTGGTCGCCCGCAAGACCGGCATCGTCGCGGTGCGCACCGTCACCGACCCGCAGACGGGCGCGGTGAACAGCACAATCCCCTGGTACGGGACGGTGTGGGCAGCGCCTCGCAACCCTGCCGACGGTCGCATGTCGATCACCGCGATGACGATCGAGTCCCACTGGGCCCGACGGCTCATCACGAAGGGGAAGCGCTGGGTAGGGGTCGATCAGACCACGCTCGCCGCGGACCTCCTGAACCCCGCCATCTGGTCGCTACTGCCCGCGGGCTCCCCGATGTGGCCAGGCTGGGTGACCATCGACCCGCCGACCAACTTCACCGGAGTGCCGCGCACCTTCGAGTATGAAGACCACCAGGAGACGAACCTCCTCGAGGCCATCCAGAAGCGCTCGCAGCTCAGCACCAACAGTTACGAGTGGACGACGAACATCCGTGTGCTGTCCGGCGCTGACCCGCTGAGCGCTGCCGCGTTCCGTCCCGTGTTCGAACTCGGCTTCCCCCAGCTCGGCCGGACGCTGGGCTCGACTTTCCCCGCGCCACGATTTCGCTTCGACACTTCGGGTTCCGGAAACGTGACCACGTTCGACTACGCCTATGACGGGTCGGACGTCCCTAACGTGGTATGGGGAACGGGCAAGGGTTACGAGGATCTGCAGACCCGCGTGCAGATCCAGAACGTCGACACGTACGGAAATGACGAATGGGACTACGGTTTCCTGATCACGGAGCAGCGTTTTTCCGACCCGGACGTGAGCGTTGAATCGACGTTGATCGACTACTGCTACCGGTTTATGTGGGACCGGTTGGGCAGTGAGCAATTCCTCGCGTCCCTCACGGTGCGCGGCGACCTGCTCCCCTACTTCGACACCTACACCATCGGCGACGCGCTCATCCTCGAGACAAACGACCGCACCTGGCCTCCGAGCTGGTACAACGCGGAAGGCTGGCTCGAGCTGTCGACGCGCATCTTCGGGTGGACGATCACTCCCCCGCAGGGTGACACGAGCGAGACCGTCGAATTGCTGATCAGCGGAGGACAGGTCTGATGACGGCACCGCAGGATAGCTACGCGCCGAAGAGTCCTTCTCTGGTCGACAACATCGGCTACACCCAGCGGGTGACGGAGTCGATTCTGCGAAACAACCCACTGACCGACGCCACGGTATCGCGCGGATTGATTCGCTGGATTGGCAACTACATCTCCGGCCCCGGACCGGACAAGATTAATTACCTGTGGATCGGCGAATTCTTCCCCGCAGACCCGAACCTCGGCGGGGTGGCGCAGCGTGGCTTCTCGCTCGTGCGCGACGACTCGCGCGGAGGCGTGTCCGCAATCGCCATGTTCGACCCGGACCCGACCGCGTCCCCAGGGCTGAAGCAGATCCTGTTCATCACCTCCGGGGACAATAAGCGGATCTTCTCCGAGCACCGCGACGGCGGTCAGCAGTGGCCACAGTTCCCGGTCACGATCAATCCGACCGGCGGGAACACGGCGCTCTGGCCGACCACCACGGTCGGGACGTACGGGACTCTTGCCGAGGGCAAGGCGAACATCCTCGGCAACCAACTGCACTACCGGTTCTGGGCGGCGACCGACACGGGCGCAACCGGCGACTTTCAGGTCCGCGTGGTGACCTCTGGCGGCGACCTGGTGAGCGCGACGCACTCGCTGCTGGCCAACACGAACAACGTGTTCGACGGGTTCGTGAACGTGACCAGCGCCCGCGGGCAGACCTGTCAGGTCTTCCTCGAGGCGAAGCGCTCGAACGCCGTCGGCAACGTGCGGGGCACTCCGATTGCGTTCACCTGCTACACCCCTTGATGGGGGGTAGCGCAACAGCCGACTACGGTGCCACGTCCCGCGTGCGAGACTCCGGGGGAGATACGTCCGACCATCCCAGGGAGCGCCCGTGAACTTGCCGGACCTCGCTGGTCAGCCGCCCTGGGTGGTGGTGGTGGTGTTCTTCCTGTTCGTCGCGGGAACCCTCGGCGTGACGTGGATTCGCCGCGGCCGCCCAGAGGTCGCGGACGGCGAAGAGGCGCAGAGCGCGAGCCAGCTCGAGCCCGGCGCGGTACCGTCAGCCCTGACCAGCACCGACAACAGTGCCAACACCGTCGCGCAGACGGCGCTGATGCACCTGGCCGCAGTAGCGGAACGGGAAGCGGCAGAGTCCGCGGCCGCCCGCATCGAGGCCGACCGGCTGCGCGAGCGGCTCGAGGCCTGCAGCGAGGAGCGTCAGCGCCTGGCGCACCTGCTCGAGGCCAACGAGCGGGAACGCCAGCGGCTCACGTGGCAACTGGAGTCCTGCCAACGGCACACCGAGGGACGAGCATGACGGACACCGAGCGCCAGCCGAACGAGGTACGCGACACGCTCAGTGTCGGACTTGCGGCATCCCGAACCGTTGGGGGTGCGCTCAGTCGGAAGGCCGACCGCACCGACGTGTGGAAGATGGTCACGGTCGGCGGCTTGTTCGCTGCCGCCGTGGCTATCGCGGTCTCCGTGCCTGCCGCCATCTCGGCGGCCAACACGCGCGCTGTGGCCTCTGCTGCCCAGCAGGCGGGTAACGAGTCGCGCCAGCGCGCCGAGCAGGCGTACGCGGCCGCTCAGCTCGCGAACGAGGAACTCAAGCGGCGTGGGCAGGAGCCGGTCGCGCTGCCCGCGCCGTCGGAGGACAACGCGCCGGAGACGCTCGTCGCCGCGGCGACGGCTCGCGTGCTGGCCTCGCTGTCGGAGGACTCGACCCGCGACGCGCAGGCGCTCGGCCGCGCGGTCGCCTCCTACTTCCTGGCCAACCCCGTTACCGTGCCGCCGGAGCTGGTGTCCGCGCGGGTCGCCGACTACCTGCAGAGCAACCCGCCACCCCCCGGCGAGGACGGAACCGACGGGCGAGACGGCACCGACGGCGAGGACGGCGAGGACGGCGAGGACGGAAAGAACGGCGACCCCGGCGCGAAGGGCGACAAGGGCGACACCGGACCGCCACCCACGGGCGCGGAGATCATGGCCGCGTTCAGCCAGGCCGCGCAGGAGAACCCATCTCTGCTGTGCGCGGGGAAAGGCTCGTTCACGCTGGTGCGCGGTGTGCTCACCAGGCCGAACCCGGACAACCCTGCGGAGCAGATTCCGCAGGACATCTGGACGTGCGTCCCAACGCCGTCCGGCTGACGACAGGAGCAACCACCCATGAACGGTTTCCCCGCTGACGACCCGTTCGGCCCCGTCGAGACCGGCGGCCCGACGGCGGTCCCGTCGCCGACGATTCGGAGCACGGTGCTCGTCGACCGCGCCCGCGACTACGGCGTCTCGCTGCTGCGCACGGGCGTTCCAATCGCGTGGGGCTACGTGCTGACCTGGCTAGTCGGGCTCATCCCCGCGCTGCAGCCCGTGCTCGAGCGTCCGGAGGTCGTCGGCCTGTCGAACGCGATCACGTTCGCGCTGGCGCTGGGCTGGTACGCCGTGATGCGCTGGGTCGAGCCGCGCCTGCCCGCGTGGCTGACGCGCATCGTGCTCGGCGCGAACGCGGCTCCGGTCTACGTGGAAGGCGAGGCTCTCGCCGTGGTGCGCGAACGACCGAACCCGAGGTAGTGTCTGGCCTGGCGGTCATTCGGGGCCCCTGGCAGACCCCCCACTCGAGTCGGTTCGGGCGGGGGGTCTGCTGCTGTACGGTCACCTGGTGCCCGGTTCGGGTGGCGCGGTAGGCGCGAGCTGGAACGCCACAGCAAACGGGAGCCGTCGCGCGGCTGGTGAAGCCGCAGGCGCAGGTTCGACTCCTGACGGGTACGCGAGCACGAAGGGCCCCTCGGTTCCTAGGCGAACCGGGGGGCCCTTCGTCGTCACTTCTCGGCCAGGTCGAACCTACAACAGGGTGATCTGCTCGCCCGCGCCGATCCGCTTCAGCGCGTCGCGCCCTTCGTGGGTGACCTGCCAGACCGTCCAGGGCGACGAGTTGTGTACCCGGACCATGGGGCCCACGCCGTCCATGGCGGCCTGCACGTAGCCCGCGTCGACCAGCTCGCCGCGGCGACGGCGCTCCGAGCTGATGCCGATGGACAGGTCGGCCTGCAGCTCGAAGTCGGTCGCCCCGTAATCGGCCATGTGGGCGAGCTGCTCGAGCACGCGGGACCGCTGCGTCCCGGTGGCCAGCACGACCGGACGCGGCGCGCCCGGCATCGTCTCCGGCTCCTCGACGGTCAGGTACTCGACGAGGCCAGCCGCGGCGAGCTGCAGCTCGTGCGACAGGGCGTGCACCACCTGGGCGACGTCGGCGGGACGGCGCGACCGGTCGAGGTCGACGAGCAGGGCGCGGGCTCGAAGCACGGCCTGCAGGCTTATGCCGGGACCGGAGGCGCTCACGACGACCGGCCTGCCGCCGGAGTGCGCGCGACCAGGGCGGCCGCGTCGCCAACGCTGATGCCGAGTGCGTTCGCGACGCCCTGGATCTGTTCATCCGTCGGCGCGGGCGACTGCTCCTCGGCGACGACTCCGCTCGAGTGCTCCTCGGCGGTCGGGTTGACCTCGCCGGTCCACCACTCGCACGGCCACGGCATCCCGTCCTGCCCGCACACCTCGCGGCCCTCGACGTTGAGGATGAAGTGGGGGCGGTTGGAGTAGTCGACGTTCGACGGGGGGCGGCTCATCTCCTGGTCGAACCAGGCCTGCCGCTCGCGCTCGGCGGCCTCGATGTAGGCGGCGAACTCGGCGGCCTTGACCTCGCGGGACATCTTGCGGACCGGGTCCTCGTAGGGCGCGGTCGGCCCGGTCGGGCCCTCGTCGCGGAACCGGCGCAGGTCGGTGACGCGCCAGCCGTCCATGCCTTCCGGCGCGCCGTCGGGCACCTCGTAGTCGACGGGCTCGAGGCTGTCCGGGTCGATCCAGCGCCCCGCCTGGTCGCGCCAGGCGGGCGTGTTCAGGGTGTAGCTGGCGCGCGGGTCGAGGCTCTCGGCGACCTCGGCGCTGGTCTCTTCGGGTGCCGTCACGGCTTTGTTCCCTTCCGCGTGATCTTCACGCCCTTGTGCTCCGTGGTCTTCGTGATGGCCGCGGAGACGACTGCCGCCAGCGGGTCGGAGCCCTGCCGCGCGATCTCCGCAGCGTAGGCCCTGACTTTGCTGACCTGCGGCGTGAACTTGCCGCACGTGGTGAGCTTGCGCTGCGCGTCGATCATCGCTTGCGCGAGGACGTCCGGGAGGTCGGCGGGCCCGCGGGCGTGGTCGCCCTCGACGATCGCGGTCACCTCTGCGGCGAGGTCGTGGCCGGCGTTGTCGACGCTCGGCGTGGACACGGTCGCGGCGACGGCGGAGAACAGCGTCTCGGTGTCGATGTCGTAGGTGTGCGTCTGGTCCAGGGTGATGGACACGTCGCCCTGGGCGTCGGGCACCTTGAGCGGCCCGACCGGCAAGCCGTCCTGTTCGCCGACGGCGAGGATGAGTTCCTCCTCGACGTACTGCTTGAGCAGCTTGCTCGCCGCGGTGAAGGCCGCGCCGAACGCGGTGCACTTCTCGAGGGAGTTGGCGAGCCTGCGCTGCACGTCGTAGGTGTCCTCGCGCGACACGACCTCGCCGCGCGCCGTGGTCAGCTCGGCGTAGCCCTCGTTGATCGCGCGGAGCAGGGTGTCTTTGAACTGCGCTGGCTCCGGCATCCCGGACAGCACGGTCGGGACCGGCTCGAGCTGGAAACCCGGCTCGTCGGGGGCGTCTTCGGGGGGGGTGCTCATCGTGCGAGTGCCTCTCGGATTGCGTGGCTGGCCTCGTCGAGGCTCGAGCCGAACTCGTTCAGCGTGAGGGCGCGCTCGACGTGGCCAAGCGCGAGGAGGTCGAGCGCCTGTTCGTAGGCGTCGTCGGAGATGTCGGCGAGCAGGTCGGCCCGGATGTGCGGGTCGGCGGCGTGCAGGGCAGCGAACGCGAGCTGCTCGGCAGCGTCGGGGGAGAGCAGCACACCCCCGACGTACTGCACCGCATCGAGGGCGGGCAGCGCGCCGGGAATGTGCGCGAGGACGACCTGCCTCACCAGGTCCCCCGTCGACTGGGGAACGGGTCGATGCGCGGCCGCTCGGAGAACCGCCGGCGTTCGCGGGCGCGGTGCCCCAACTCTTCGGCGCGGCGCTCGCTCGGCCCGTCCGGCGCAGTCCAGCGCCCCTCGTACTCGCTTCGCCGAAACTGGCGCGTCTGGTAGCCGAGGTTCGCCGGGCAGTCACCCTGCCTGCAGGAGCAGCACGTGCCGCCGTACTGCCAGCAGGTGCAGTGCTCGCCCAGCTCGAGGAACCGGTTCACGGGCGACGGCGGTGCGACGGCGGGCCCGTGCAAGCCGACCAGCACCTCGTGCGGCTGGCGACCGATGATGCTGGCCAGCAGGTAGGCGCGAGCTTCGGCGTTCAGCTCCGAGTCGACGCTCGCGATCAGGCCGGACGGGGTGGTCGCGGTGCGCGGACGCTGGCGTGCGCGCTTGATCAGCGCGTGAATCCAGTTCACGACGCACGCCCGACGCGCTGGTTCAGCTCGGCCCACAGGGCGGCCGCGGGGTGCTCGGTCCACGCGGCCGAGTCGAGCGGGCCCGCTGCGCCGATGGTGCCGGTCAGCCACGCGAGCGTGCTCTGCATCTGCGGCATGGTGAGCACGAGGACGCCGAAGTCGCCCTTCGGCCAGCGCAGCGGAGGCGGCAGGATGAGCGGCTCGAGGGCGCGCGTCGAGAGCTGGTCGAGCGGCTCCGGCGGCAGGGGCGCGGGGTACTCCGCTGTCGGGTCGGTGACGACCTCGGCGGGCGGCTCGCAGTAACGCTGGTGGTCGACGCAGTACTCGGTGCCTGGCACGGTGTCGACGTCGCAGTTCTCGCCGTCCTCCGGGTCCGAGCTGGCCTGCACGCTGGCCACGCAGCCACCGTTCAGCAGCTCGAGCATCTCGGTCCGCTCGGTGTCCTCGTCCGCCTTGCGCAGGCGGTCGACGAGGTCGGGCTCGTAGTGGTGGTCGCCGGTCACGGGGTCACGCTCCTTTCGACAATGACCTTCCTCGACGGGTCGGTGTCGTGCTCCCCGTCGATCACCTGCAGGACGCAGGCGCTGCAGCAGTCGGTCTCCAGGGGGCGACCGTCCATGTCGTATGCGTACACCGTGCAGTCGGTGATGGCGGCGAGGTGCTCGTCGCTGCCGCCGAAGCCTGCGTGGTGGACTACGCGACCGGGGCAATCGGGCATCGTGCACCAGTTGTCCTGGTCCCACGGGTCCATCGGGGTGGCGCGCTCGACGATGCGGTACTCGACCGCGTAGGTCCGGAGCGCGTCGCCGACCGCGTAGCCGCCGACGATCAGGTTCCGGCGGGCGACGTAGGAGCGCTCGAGTTCGGAGCGCTGCACCTTGACGGTGATGTTCCCGTCGGTGATCTCGTACCAGTCGCCCGGCTTCATGCCTGGCGGGGTGGCACACGGGCCGAGCATGGTCCACTCGGTGCGGTCCCACGGCCGGAGGAGCTTGCGGTTCGTCATGGGAGTGACACTACCCCCCATGGTGGGGGGTGTCAAACGATCCGGAGACCGAACGCCCAATCCCAGAGTTCCACCAGCGCAGACGGCCTAACCGCACGGTGGCGAGCTGGTGCTGACGCGCGCACCCGTACCCCCCATCGCCCCCGGCGTGCGTGCCGGGGGCGATGGGGTAGGGCGGCGATCAGAACGGCGGCTCGTCGGCGAACCCGCCACGTCCGGCCGGAGCGGGCGAGGACGCCCACGGGTCGTCAGCGGGTGCAGACGATCGCGTTGCCGACCCGGACGCACCCGCGCTGCCTCCCCCCTGGGCACCACCACCCCCGGAGCGCGAGACCTTCTGGACCTTCGCCGTGGCGTACTTCAGCGACGGGCCGATCTCCTCGACGTCCAGCTCGATGACCGTGCGCTTCTCGCCCTCTTTGGTCTCGAAGCTGCGCTGCTTGAGCGTGCCGGTCACGAGCACCCGCGAGCCGCGGGTGAGGGACTCGGCGACGTTCTCGGCCACCTGCCGCCAGACGTTGCACCGGAGGAACAGCGCCTGCCCGTCCTCCCAGGCCTGCGTCTGCTTGTTGTAGCTGCGCGGCGTGCTGGCGACGGTGAAGCTGGCGACGCCCGCGCCGGACGCGGTGTAGCGCAGCTCCGGGTCGGCGGTCAGGTTCCCCGCGATGGTGATGGTCGTTTCGCCTGCCACTGGTCAGCCCTTCATCTGCAGAACGTGAAGACGGTCGGTGTACTTCGCCGCCTTGAGCGGGTCGTCGGCGATCTGCTCCGTGAGCCACTCGGCGTACTCGGTGTCGGTCCACCCGGTCAGCTCCTGCGGGAACCGGTCGAAGTAGTCCGAGTCCTGCTCGCAGTCCCAGTCCTCGTCGCGGAGCTTCGTGGCGATCTTGACCACGAACGGTCGGAGGATGTCGTCGAGCTTGCCGCGCAGCGCCGGGTCCGCGTTGAGCGCGTTCGCGAACTCCGGCGTGCGGGCGTCCTCGTTGCCGCTGGCGATCTGCCACGCGGCCGCGACGACGCGCTCGGCGGCCTCGAGGGCGTTGTCGATGATCTCGGTTGCGCTGCACCAGCCCATCGGCTGTGCACCTCCTGTGGATAGGTCTGTGGATGAGTCGACCGCGGTGCGGTCAGGAGTCGTGCTCGCGGCTGTGCGCCACGTTGTCCGGGTGGAAATCGCACGTCTGGTCGTGACCTTCGCTGGGCACGTGGTTCCCGCACTGCGAGCAGACGGGCACGCCCGGCAGGTGCTCGTTCTCGTGACCCTTTTTCCAGCCCATCGCGTCAGGTCCGAATCGTGTTCGGAGCCAGCTTGTCGACGACCTGGCGGAGGGCGGCGCGGCTGATGCCGATCTCCTGCAGTGAAGCCGACGAGACCTGGTCGTCGACCACGGTGCCGAGCAGGCGGACGAACGAGGTCAGCTCACGCGACGGCTCGTAGTCGGCGAACGGCTTCGGGGTGGCGACGTCGAAGGTCGCCGTCCGGCGGTAGCCGCGGCTGCTCCGGTCTGCGGGCAGGTCCGCTTCGCGGATCGGCTGGCCGTTCCGGAGCTGCCTGCGCAGGCGGGTCAGCGTCTCGAGCCACTCCTCGCCGTGCGCGGCCATCCACTGCACTCGCGCCTGGGCGAACTCGTCCGCCTGGTCGGTGACCTTGCGGACGTGGTGCGCCTTCTCCTCGGAGAGCGCCTGCTCGGCGGCCTTGATGAGGGCGCGTCGGTCGTACTTCAAGGGGTCGGTCCCTTCTGGATGGGTCAGCGGTGCTGCGTGTTCGCTGCGCCGTAGGTGTTCGCGATCGACTTGCCTACCGACTGGTAGCCGGAGAGCACCGACCGCAGGTTGTGCATCGTGGACTGGATGGCCTTGCGCACCATGCGGGCGTTGATGAAGGCGTCGTGCAGCTCGCGGGTCTCGACCATCGCGTCCGCCTTGCGGGTGTCCGCTGCGCCCTTGTCGGAGTTCAGGACGGCGAGGTCGTAGGCGTTGGACCAGAGCAGCTCGGTTCGGCCTTCCTCCTCGAGGGCGGCCCGCTCGAAGTGCGCGCCCCGCTCGAGGCGAGCGGCACAGTCCAGGATCTGCCGCTCGATCTCCTCCGGGGTGTAGACCTTCGTCGGATCGATCAGCGCGATGGTCGCCGCGATCGGGTCGTCCGGGTGGTAGGTCTTGCGCCCCGCGACCGCAGCCTCGCCGTTGGCCATCGCCGGAACGAGGTCGGTCTCCCCTTGCACGCCGAGCGGCTCGCCCTCGGTCACGAGCACCTTGCACCCGCACCGCGCGGTCTCCGGGTACTTTGCGTCGGCGGGCAGGTACTGCACGCGCTTGAGCTGGGCGCAGTTGGTGTGCCCGTGCAGCGCGAGCAGCTCCTCGCCGCGGCCGCTGTACTTCGTCGCGATCTTCTGCGCGATGTCGCGCGCCGTGTTGTCGGGTTCGATCCGGAACGGGTCGTCCTCGACGACCGTGGCGAGGCTGTCGTCGGGCAGGTCCCACGGCGGTTCATCCGGCAGCGGGACCGTGCTGGCGGAGGAGCGCCGGTAGAAGCGCTCGCCGAGACCGCCCATGTCCGGGTCGGAGTGGCGGGCGACTTCGGCGTCCGCGTAGTCGCCCACGTCACCACCCCCCGTCAGGCGTCGGCAGGGTCGCCCGCGCGCCGAGCACGTGCTGCGCGACGGTGCTGCCCCGGATCACGACGTGCCCGATGCCCAGCTCGCGGCAGCGCTTCTCGATGGCCTGCAGGCGCGTCGGCTGGTCGTGCGGGAACAACTGGCCGAGCGCGTCGATTGCCTGCACCGCGCGCAACGCCTGCGCGTTCTTCTCGTCCTCGACGGAGGCCTGCAGGTCTTCGCGCGACGGGGTGTCGTCCGGCGGTTCCGGCGCGTGCTCGGCCTGCTGGGCGGGGCGCTGCTGCGCCTGCCGCCGGGGCTCCGGGCGCTCGATCGGCGGCGTGGTCTCGCCGTCGGACTCCGGGGCGTTGAACGGGATGCACAGCGACTGCAGCAGGCCGTACTTCAGCGCCATGCTGACGGCCTTGCTGGTGGCCTTGTCGCCGAGGTCGCGGCCCTCGCCGACCATCTCGACGCCGTGCTCGGAGCCGTCGTCCGGGTCGACGAACACGTACCTCATGCGGGCGACGACGCTGGTCCAGACCCGCTCGCCGATGACGGTCTTCGTCTCGGCGTGGTCGATCACCTCGGAGCGCATGATCAACCCGACCGAGCGCATCCCGTGGCCGACCGCGTCCATGGCCGCATCAATCGAGCGGAACGCGTAGCCGCCCATCTTCGCGTCAGCCGTCTTGTCCTTGCCCAGGCTGTCGACGGTGTTCATCAGGGCGAGGAACTTGCGCAGCGCACCGCGGGGCGTGCCGTCCTCGAGGGTTACGACCTCGCCCGCGACGGCGACCGGCCTACGCTCGACCTCGGCCAGCCTCTTCGTCAGCGCGTCGAGCGCCCTGCCGTAGCTGCCGTGCTCCTCGCGCAGGTGCTGGACGTCCTTGTCGAGTTCGGTCTGCTCGCGGTTCAGCTTTTCGACGTCGCCGCCGATCACCTCGGCCGTGTTGGCGCGCAGCTCGGCGAGCGTGCTCCGGATGTCCTCGCGCAGCTTCTCGAGGCCGTCGGGCTGCAGCGCGTCGACGCGCCCCGCCAGTCCGTTGAACGCGTCGGCGAGCGCGCTCAGGTCGGTGTCGAGCGCCCGCACCTGCTGGACCATCTCCGGCGTACCGGCGGGCACGCCCTCGCCGACGGCGGGACCGCCGGCGGCGAGGGTGCGCTCGAGGTCGTCGAGCCGGTCGAGGGCAAGGTCGGCCTTCTGGGTGGCGGTCGTCGGGCGGGCGTTGGCCGGCGGCACGACCGGCGCGCCGGAAGTGGGGGCAGTCATCGGGGGTTCCCTTGCTGGTAGACGGGTGGGGCGGAGGTCAGACCTTGCCCGGCTTGTCCGGGTCCGCGTAGCGCTCGAGGTTGTACTCGATCCACCGGGCGACACTCTGCCCGGCGGCACCGACAAGGGCCTTCATCTCGCCGTACTGGTCGCGCGGCATCCCGAAGCGGAACTTCCGGCGGGTGTCGTCGGGCCCGCGGTCGGCCGCGGGCAGGTGCTTCAGCATGAACGCGTACTCGGGTTCGTCGGCACGGTGCATGATCTGCCGCGCCACTGCCGAGAGCTGGTCGCCCCGGCTCACGGCGACAGCAAGCGCTGCCCTGTAGACGCGGTCCAGGATCTCTACCTCGACGCGCTGCAGGGCTGGCGCGTCTGGGGGCTTCAGTGCCACGGGCTCGTGCCCTCCTCTCGTTCTCGACTGCACCGACCTTACCCCCTATGATGGGGGGTACGCAACCCGAGGGAGCAACGCACATGCCACCACGCGTCAACTGGGCCGACCTGCGCGAGAAGCTCTGGACGCGCAGCGGAGGGCGATGCGAGGCGTCCGGCCGTCCGCTGGACCCGGAGACCTTCGACGCCCACCACAGGCGGAACAAGGGCATGGGCGGAACGAGCCGCCCCGACCGGGACTGGCTGACAAACCTGCTGGCACTCGACCCGATCATCCACAACGGCGGGCCCGCGTCGGTGCACGGGCGACGCACTTGGGCAGAGGGGCGCGGCCTGCTGCTCCCGAAGAACGTGGACATCGCGGGCACGTGGCCGTACCGGCGATACGACGACGCTTGGCTGCTGCTCGACGACGAGGGCGGGTACCGCATCCTCGGCTGAACAATACCCCCTGTCAGAGGGGGTATTGCGTAAGTCTTCGCAGGTCAGAGACGGAACAAGCGGCCAGCGTGATCCACCGCTGACCGCTCGCCGCCCGCGGGGACGGGCTCCGACCTTCGCACTGCAGTTCCAGCAACCACACCCCCTATCCGAGGGGGTGCAGACGGAGCGTACAGCGCCGGTCCAGGGGATGCGAGATCGGTCATGATAAGTTCGGCAGGCAAAGTAAAGGGCCCGCGACGCTGACGACGTCCGGACCCTTGGAGACACCCTGAACAGGAAAGGGGGTGTGCTCGTTGAGCACCCTACCCGATGTCCGGCGCAGCTACGAAACCGGCTCGCCCTTCGACGCCCTTCGGCAGCACCGCCCCGACGGCACCGAGTTCTGGTCGGCCCGCGACCTCTGTCCGCTGATGGGCTACGGGCGCTGGGAGCGCTTCGCGGACGCGATCGAGCGCGCGAAGATCGCAGCCCGGAACACCGGGATGGATGTGACCAGCCAGTTTCGCGCCTCCGCGAAGGTGGTGCCGCGGGCCCATGGTGGCGGCAACCCGCAGGAGGACGTCCAGCTCACCCGCCAAGCTGCCTACCTGGTGGCCATGAACGGCGACCCGCGGAAGCAGGAGATCGCCGACGCGCAGGCGTACTTCGTGGCGCGCACGATGCAGGCCGAGGTCGCCATCCCTGCCCAGCTCTCGACGCTGGACATGATCATTGCCTCCGCTCAGGAGTTGAAGCGGGTGCAGGAGACTGCCGCCTTGGCCGTGCGCCAGGCGGGCGAGACCTCTGCCCGGCTGGACGCGATCGAGGGGCACTACGACGAGTTCGCCGCGCTCGGCTACGCGAAGCTGCACAAGCTCCGGACCGACCGGCCGTACCTCATCCGGTTGGGCAAGGCGGCAACTGCGGCCATGCGCGCCGAGGGCGAGGAGCCGCGGAAGCGGCAGGACGCCACGTTCGGGCAGATCAACGTCTACCCGACGTGGGCCCTCGACGAGGCGCTGCTGCAGCTCGAGGGCAACGCGTGAGCGTCCAGGCAAGCTCGTGGGTGTGGGAGCACAGCGAAGCGAAGGGGAACGCGCGCCTCGTGCTGCTCGCCATCGCCGATGCTGCCGACGCTCAGGGTGAGAACGCGTGGCCGAAGCAGGAGACCATCGCGCGCATGGTGCGCGTGGACGTTCGGACCGTGCGCCGACTGGTCGACGACCTGATCGAACTCGGCGAGCTGCAGATGATCCGCCACGGCGGAGGCACGAACTTCACCCGCGGCGACCGGCGACCGCACCTGTACCGCCTTCCGAAAATGGCAGGTCAGAACGGGCGGACATCAGTGTCCGGGCGCTGCGAGACGGGCGGAAATCGCCCTCGCCACGGGCGGACAAATCCTGCGCCACGGGCGGACACTGTTGTCCCTAGAACGTCCTTCCCTGAACACCCTTCTAAAACCCCCTCCGGGGGAGGCGGCGCTTCGCCGCCGCTCGCAGCTCCGGAAGTCGACCTCACCCAGGAGGACCCCGTGCCGCAGGAAGCCTTGTTCGACGTCCCTCGCCCGCCGAAGCCCGACCGACCGAAGGGCGCTGGGGACGTGGTCGCTGCCTACGTCGTCGCCTACCGGGAGAAGCACGCCGACCGCGAGCCGCTCAAGGCCGACCGGGGGCGGGTCGGCCGCGATGCCGCGCAGATCCTGAACTCCGGGCAGGCGTCGGTCGAGGAACTCCTCGCCGCGGCTGTCGTGCTGGGCGGTACCGAGTGGGCGAACCTCGGCCAGCAGCTCAAGTTCGAGCGCAACGGCGGACGCAGGCAGCAGCCCGGTCGGGCCCCCGGCATGGCTCCGGCGCTGCCGAATGAGGCACCGGTCTGGGGCGAGCTGGCGGAGACGCACCGTTTCGACGGGTTCGACGCGGACCTCGAGGCCGCCTTCCTCGAGCGGGTCGCCGATGTCTGACCTAGTTGCACCCCCTAACGGTTGGGGGTACGGTTGGCGCATGGAGGACAGCGACCGCCTTGACGACCGGGTGGGCAAGCTCGCGCACGGCCTGATGGCGCAGGGGTTTCGGTCCCGCGGCCTAGACCCGCGCAAGCTGCCCCGCCTGACCGAAGCGGAGAGGCGCAGCGAGGAGGCGCGCGCCTTCGGCGAGTGGCAGCGGGCGAAGGCCGAGATCATGCTGTCGACGCTGCCCGCGCTCTACCGGGATGCGACGTTCCCGAACACGGCCGAGGGCCGGAAGGCGTTCGGCTGGTGCGACGAGTACCGGCGCGGCATCCGCCGACCCCTGGCCATCATGGGCCCGGTCGGCACGGGCAAGACCTGGATCGCTGCCGCCGTCGCCCGCGAACTCCTGCTGCGCGGGGCCCCCGCACCGCACGACCCGACCGGGCCCGGCACCCTGCCGGTGCCCGTGCGGTTCATGGCGGTGAACGAGATGCTGCAGTCGCTGCGCCCCGGTAACGAGTCCGTCGACCTGGTGGCCTACTCGGTGCCGCCCGTGCTCGTGCTCGACGACCTCGGCACCGAACGCCTGACGGAGTGGGAGTCCGACCAGTTGTTCATGCTGGCCAACGCCCGCGCGAACGCGCAGCTTCCCATCGTGCTGACGACGAACCTCACCCCGGACGAGATCAAGGCGCGCTACGAGCAGCGCACCGTTCAGCGCCTGTTCGCCGGGGCCGAGGTCGTGGCCACCCACGGGCAGAGCATCCGCAAGATGCCCGAGGGGTTCTGACCGCACGCCCCCGCGGGACGGCACCCTCCCCTGGTGCCACCCCCCAGCCCGCGGGGGCTGTGCGCCCCCGACCGCAGAGAGGAACCCGCATGGACGTCGACCACCTGATCGACATCAGCGTTTACAACGAGGTGCGCGACTGGGCGCAGGTCGCCCGCGACGGCATCAAGGGCGCGAGCATCAAGGTCAGCCAGCAGGTCAACTACCTGAACCCGCTCGCCGCGGCACAGTTCGCCGGGGCCCGGTCTGTGGGGGTCGCCCCCGGCGGCTACCACTTCGGCGACCCGAGGGTGTCGGCCGCACGGCAGGCCAGCTACTTCGTCGCGAACGCCCGCCCGCTCGGCGCGTTCGCCGAGGACGCGCTCGCCCCGATGTACGACGCCGAGAACTGGGAGGGTGGCGGCCTGGTCTGGCCGAACCCCCAGACCCTGAACGCGCACATCGCCGAGCACATCCGCGTGGTGCGCGAGGAGACGGGCGTCCTCCGGCACCTGGTCTACGGCTCCCTGTCCTGGTGGCAGGACGGCTGGATCGACCCGGACCTGTGGGCCGACGAGAACGTGCTCCTCTGGATCGCCCTCTACAACGGCCAGCCCGGCAACCTGCAGGGCTGGGACCACCCGAACGACGCGCTGCACCAGCACACGTCGAGCGGCATCGTGCCCGGCATCCCGGACCGGGTCGACAAGAACGTGACACTGCGAGGTCGGTCGATGGCCGACCTCATCATCGGAGGTAGCGACGACATGCCGAACATCAGCCAGGAAGACCTGGACGTCCTGCTCGCCGGGGCCCGCAAGGTCACGACGAACTACCGCATCCCCGATGACGAGCGGCCGCGCGCCATCGACCAGGCGGACGACGTGGTCGGTCACGTGATGAGCCTGCGCGCACGCGTCGAGCAGTTCATCGCGTCCAACCGCCTGCAGGCCACGGTGCTCGCGGACCTCGCCGTCGCCGAGCAGAAGCGCGACGTCGACGAGCGGGCCCGCGACGACGCCGACCGCGTGCGCGACGAGGCCATCATCGCGATCCTGCAGGGGCTGGCGACCGGCGACATCGACGTGTCCGAGCTGGCGGAGAAGCTGGCCGACAAGCTGCCCCCGCAGATCAGCGTGCAGGACATGATCAACGCGTTCGTGTCCGTCGCGGGCACGATCTCGTTCCGGCAGAAGCCGACCGGCGGGGCGTGACCTAGCCCGTCAGTCCACCCGGTCAGCCCCCCGTCACCCACCGTGCACGGGGGGCTGACCCCTCTCCGAAGGGGGTGTCGTGCACCTCGCCCCGCGACCGACCGACTGGGCAATCCAGATGCCGTGGCCTCGCCCGCCCATCACGCTCAACGACCGGCACCACATGCGCGAGCGCGCCAGCCTGACCAGGCTCATTCGCAACGACACGAACGTGCTCGCCCTCGCCGCCCGCCTGCCTCAGCTCGACCGCGTCACGCTGGGCTTGATCTGGTACCCCGGCGACAACAAGGTGACCGACGCGGACAACATCGCCCCCACGTTGAAGGCCGCGATCGACGGCCTGCGGGACGCGCACGTCCTGGTCGACGACAACGGTCGCCACGTGCTCACCACCTGGCAGCGGGTGGTGCCCCGGCGCGATGACCCGTTCAAGAGCAACCGCCCGCGCGTGCTGCTGGTGGTGCACGACGCCACGGGCGACAATCCGTTGCAGCACTACCCGCCCGCCC